GAATTTTTACTAAACAATCTTGATTGGCTAACGCCATATCAGAAAAATACGGAATATTTTCTGGTTTTATAATTTCATCACAATCCGATACAAAGAACACAGTTTTGTCATCAAATTGATTTGTAATCGTTAAAAGACTGTTTAGTAGTAGTCTTTCTCTAGTTCTAGCATTTAAAGAATTTTTATAACTATCATTTGATCGTCCAGATAACGATCTAAATGCAATATCATCTTCGATATTTTCTATATCTTCATCATTGCCCGGTAACTCAACTTCAAGAACAATAAACTTATCCTCCGGCAATCCCAATTCTTTAATATATTTTTTCGCTAATAACTCCTCTCGTAAAAGACCGCTTTGCGTTCTTGTCCCCTCAAGAATCACAAATTTATCCACGTAATCCTTTAACATATTAAATCGTAATTCTAGTAATTCTTTTTCATTAAAGAATCTAAAACAATCAATAATTTTTTTACGTTCAGTAGATGATTCCTCCTCTACTGAGTAAAATTTTTTAATGCTATTTTGTAGATCCTCAGGGAAATTATTAAAATCATACGTTTGAAGTTCCATTTCACCTCTTTCAAAAAGATCTTTTTTATTTTTAATATTGTTCAAAATATTGTCCGTATACTTTATTTTATTATATTCTTGATGAGCATATGCTTCTATTTTTGATTTAATTGTATCTACGCCACCAAAATAAGAAAAATGCCATCCAGCAGATGATATTATGGGAAAATGAATTCTTTGTTCTCTAAGAGTTTGTCCACCTTTTTCAATAGCATTATTAATCGTGGTGATACAAGGGCATGGAATAATATAATTTGATAATATAGTATTAAAATCATAGTAAAAAGTTTTAACTTCTAACGCAGTTTCTAAATTACCACCCGAGTAATTATCTACAATATTTTTAATAATATGTTTATCTGGTATTTCATCGCAATCGCTCAATATAAATATATCATTTTTTGAAAAATTACCCAGATTATCAGTAATATAATCCCTCTGTTTAAATTCAAGTTTCCAGGTATCATTACTTCTATCAAAGGTATCTACATTTTTGGGAAAATTAAATTCATTTATATTAGGTTCATATTTTATACGAATAATTTTATTTCTAATTTCTTCGGGTATTTGTTCCCAAATTTCATCTAGATGATAGGGTTTAGGCTTTCCAGAAAAAGTATAATTAGATTCACAAATAATAAAATTATCTACAATATCATTTAAGTAGTCTAAACGAAGTTTCAATATATCAAGTTCATTGAAAAATATAAACGCATCAATAACTTTTCTATTTGTAGTAGTTGGTTGAAGTCCAAATTTTTCCATGTTTTCATTAATACGGGTTTTATGTTGATCATCCATAAGATGATAATACTTGTCGCGAAGTAATTGAGATAGTTCTCTGGTCTCTTTTCCTTTACCCCATGGCCAAGACGCTATCATCTTCTGATATATTAATAAATGTTTTCCGGAATACTCTGAAATGTCTATGTCTTCAATGCTATTACGTTCATAGCACTGTAGTCCCAGATCGGCGTAGATATAACAATTTTGCCAATCTCCGTATTTTTCGTATCTTTGCGAAAGAAAATAATACGCCTCGGGTCTTTCTGGAAGGGTGATTAACGCGCTCTCCATCAGCACTTTTTCTGTTCCCTCTCTAGAACCTTGTTTTTTATAACAAAATGAGGCTCTAATAAGAGCCTTATATGCCAAAACCTTATTCTGAGAACGTTCGGATGCCCTTAGATAGTATGTATGAGCCGCTGCTGTATGGCCTTGTTTTTCATACCATAAAGCAAGATTATAATTTTTCTGATCATTTTCTGTATCTAGACAAAAATCATTTAATTCATTCATTGATAAAATCCTCGATGCATTGCTTAGAAATTCTTAGGATATAAGCCGTATTATCCGTCAGACCAAAGGTTATCAAATAACTATTCTCGTATTCAGTCATTCCACAACAGAACTCGATTCTTGCGTTTAAAAATGAAAATAACTTTGAAAATTTTTGATTTTTAAAATCTTTATCCCATGTGACAAATCTATGCAAATAAGTAGCATCTTTTCTATCTTGTTCAGATCTATATAAGTTTGTCTCATGAACTAAGGTCAAGTATCCGTCATTAAATCTTATAACTTGCGATCCACCTCGCATATCATTATAGCCATGAACATACTCCGTAGTCACAAACACCTCAGTATCTTCTTCCTGCGTCGGATCAAATTTCATCAGTGCGGTTGGATTTGTCCATTTTAACAGATGAAATGGTTTATCTTGTATAGGGGTGCAATTTTTCATGCAATATTCATTATCCGGGGGAGGACCAGGAATTCTAAACCTAGAAACCTCTTTTACATTTGTTCCATCAAATTGAAGTTCCGAAAGTTCCATTCTTCCGGTCCCCTTTGTATCTAAGTCTCTTCGTACTCCTATGCCATATACTTTTCCATACCATTCTACTAAACGAACATCCTCTAACCCCACAAAATCCCACTGTGGTTGGTATGTATCAAAGTCAGATGTATCGATCCTAGAATGATAGATATTATTTAAATCTCCATCTAACTCTACGATGTGATTTGTAGTTCTTAAGTGAAGGTCGTGCTCCGGATGAATATATACTAGAGGTCCCCATATATGCTCATTAATACCCAACTCTGAGTGATATAAAGTATAGTTTACATTTCTTATGTTTACTATAATTCGACCATCTTTTACTAGGACCGACGGATTTGTCAAGGATGGCCCATTTAAATCTTGAGCAGGAATTAATAACGGTTTAATACTTCCCCCGCGCTCCAATGCATACTTAACTAGAGTCATAAATAATTTCTTAAGAAGATTAAACGTTTTCCTAATTTATTTTTTCAAATTTTCCAGAGATTTCTACCACTCTTTCAATAAATTTTTTTATAAATTTTGGATCTGCCGGTATTATATCATGTGAATCATAATCAGTAAACACAGACAAATCCAATAAAAGCGGAAGGTCAAATTTTGCGCTTTCAGTATCAGGCCAACCACTTTTTACATATGTTAAAAATAATTCCCTCATCCCACGAGGGATAAATCTGCCACCGATAAGTTGCCACATCAACCCATCCCAACAAAAAATGTCTCCCTGGGAGATGATGACTATATCCCCCAGGTTTTTATCCTCAGGAAATTGAGCATTACCACCACGTAACCGCGTGATATTCATTATGAATCAATCAATCAATCCGAAACTACTTCAGTTTCTGAGATAGGAGTCTCTTCATTTCCGAAAAGTTCTGTAAGAGTCACTTCCATTTCCTGAATCATCTTTTTCACAAGATATTTATTACCCGAGGATTTTGCGTCGGCATACGCATCGATTTTCATCGCGAGTTCTTCTTTTGTCATAATAGTATGTTTAAAGTTTTTCATAGACCTATAAACTAAAAAACCGGAGTTTATTACCCCATGGCCTCGAATATCAAAAATTTCGAGATCTCGAAAACGTTCTCAAATGTCCTTCTTTCAAATATCGATGGGCAACCAGATGAGGATGGTATTCCTTTCGATCTAAGTACAGAAGCACGACAGGCGCAGGCCCGTATTCAAGACGGAGAGGGTAACCCATCACCTCTGCATATTTCTAGAACTTCTATATGGTCAACTGCTATTCCTGGCGCGCCATTAGCCTTAGTACGTAAACAAGAAATTCTTGAGGGGATTACGTATTTTCAAACTGCTTCGCTTATCTACGGTTAAATTATGACCTATCCAACAAATAATTTTTATTCGTCTACGTATAAAAACATTTCTGCCAACTCTGGTTCTCCAACGACAATTTTTGATAATAATGATAGTAATTTTATTCCTGATAATGGATACGCAATGATTTTATCGATTATCATTGCTAATAAATCACAAACTACAAGGGGGATTTATGCCACTCTTCAAAAATCCGGAATGGTAGAATCGGCATATATACTATATGACGTAGCTCTTCCATCACAAACTTCATTTGAAATGATCCAAGGAAATAAACTTGTTCTTAAGCGGGGGGATTCACTAAAAGCTTGGGTTGATTCAGATGGAACTGATCTTTGTGATGCGGTTGTTTCCTACGTTATTTATACACCAGCTCTTTGATAAATCATGAGATATATCGGCCGCACGCAAACATCAACTCTTGTACAAGTTGATCCTGATAAAAATTCGTATGTAAATATTAAATCATTCGGCGCTGCTGGATTGGATCGTTATTTTGAGGGCCGGGTAGGAGGAGTTGGGGGTAATGGTAATATTATTAGTATAGGCGATATCGCCGGTTACCCTTCTTTTGAAAAAGAATATTTAAAACTAGATCAAGAGCTTTATGCTTTTTTCTATTTAGAAAATTCTGCGCCTCCGTTAAGTGATTATGAAAACATTTTTACCAATATAGGTGATCCTTATCCAGTGGGAGATGTCAGAAAAGCGGGCACTCTTACTAGTAAAAGTTTAGTATATTACGTTTACGCTTTTAATCCGGTTACAGGTAAATTTTCTCCCTACGCTAAAACATTTACTTTATCAAACGTATATAAAGACCCTCTTACTCAATTTGATGAAGAGAATTATGTAAGAATCACTTTTACTCGCAAAAATTCACAGTGGTTACCCGTAATCTATAGGCAATGGGGAGCAGGATCTATTAAATTTTTAGGTATACCTGGAAATAATATTTTAGGAAATAATACTTCTATATCTTTTAATGATCGAGGAACTGCTCAGATTCCTTCATGGGATGAACAAATATTAAACGAGGGAGGAGGTAACCCAGAATTATTAGAAAACATTATTATAAATTCCGGAAATTTACTTTCTGCTAAAACAATTATTCTTAAAAGAAGGCTTCGTATTCAAGCAAGAAGTCAATCTGGGGTTCTAGAATGCGTTGATGCTGATTCCTCCTCGGGTGTATTTACCGATTTAGATAATGCATCTATTAGAGTTAAATTTAAAATAGACGATACTCGTCCGATTCAAAAGGCTTTAGAATTTGCGGCTAAAAATAATATAAAAGATATATTTATTCCGTCTGGTACTTATTCTGTAACAAACTTACGTCTTTACGGATCTGAAATTCAGGCAAAAGAATTTAGCGATATTATAATCAGGGGTTCTGGAGAATCTTCAATTTTGAAAAAGATGCCAACTCATGTAAATCCTCAAAATCAATATGGATTTATTGGACTTTTAGGATCGGGTATCACAAACAGACCACAAAGAATTACGATTAGAAATTTATCATTTGATGGTAATAAGTCTGAAGTTTTTTCCATAAATGTCCCAGAAGGTGATACATATGGAATTGGGGATAAATATTCAGATTTTCTGGCGATGGAATATGCCGATGAGGTTCGTATTACCGACTGTTCATTTTATGATAATGGAGGTTCTGCCGTATACGCATTAAATTCTGATAAAATTAATTTCACTAATAATCGTGTATTTAGACTATCTAAACCATATGAGTTAAATATTTCTCCATTAAAAATTCGTGAATCGAGTAGATTTATTGCTCAGGGGAATCTATTTCAAAATTGTTCTGGTGCTATAGATCTTACAGGTCTTGATACATCGGTAATTAATAATAATATTATTGAAAATTGTGGTGAAACAGGACTTCAGTTAAATGCGTCTGATACTTGGAATGCTCAAGGTAATTTAACATTTAATGAGAATGGTTCAATTATAAGATCCATAGATCTGTATCAAAATGACTACAGCCGAGTAAATTTAGATGTTAAGAGAGGCGTTGCAATGACCCCGGTCTTTTTTACAGTGACTGATGGGGGATTGCCTGTAGCTATTTCTTCGGGGACGATAAACGCTCAAGTATGGCCTCTTAACTCGTCATATACTAGAAATACGGGAGCAACTGCAGCCCACTTGCAAGTAATAGAAAGTGGGCCTCAATTAAATGTCGGTATTTTTGGAATTACGGCTCCAATCTCATCATTTACAGGGTCGGGTACATCCAACCAGGGTAAAAATATCAAAGGTACTAATGACTACGATCTTCTTAAACCAGATGGCAGTTCCTCTGCAAACTATGGATACGGATATCGTATCACAGCTAAAGTAACTCTTGGACGGTTTCCTGTAAGAAAAATTGAAAGAGCAGCCGTTAACACGGTAAAAATCTTTTTTAAAAATACTTCTGACTATCTTTCATTGGTATATTTTGCAGGCGGAGATATTGATGAAAGCGATGCAATTAAAACTTTTGGAATAGGAGGTATTCCAGGGTCGGCAATTGAAAATTGGCCTGATGGTAATGAATTTCAAATTCAAGGAACTGATCCTGATAACGCTGCGATTATAATTACTACTCCCAGCCAAGTTTCTTCAGAATTTGTAAATACTGGAAGTTTTTATAATACCCCGACAGGGTATATGGGAATTATCAGAGATAATTACTTTGTCTCTGACGGAAATATTTACGTTTCAGATTAATTTTTTAAATTATTATTTACCGTCCTCCTTAGGAAAATCTAAGGGGGGATTTATTATGTACGTAACAATGTTTAAAGTAGTTTATATAGAGTTTTCTGTTTAACATGGCAGCAAAAGTTAGCGTCGGAAAAACGGCCCCAGTACCTCTAGGTCAACAATCTGCAGCAAATTCGCTCCCGGTGGTATTCGCCGAGGATCAGGCTCCAATTCCTGTAGAGGAACAAAATAAAATTCAATCAGAAGTGGCTTTAAGCCTTCTTGGTATTCCTCGTTCTGAAGTAGCGCTTGGTATTTTTGCCGACGTCAATACATATGACGTTAACCCATCCGAGTGGGCACAATTTCCGTTAAGTAACACTCCCTTGAGTGCCGGGGAAGGCATCTCATCAGGCGTAGAACACATTCCTGACGAGGCGGGTGCTAGGTTAGTTGCTCCTGACGTTTCCACCACTGTGTTGACATCTAAGAGATTTTTCAGATATCAGCCTGGACGCGTTTCGGCTTCTACCATGGGTGTGAAGATGAACGTCACTAAAGATCCAGAAACAGACCCAACATTAACAGCAGCTGATAGAGCTAGGATGAAAGGAGCCCCATCCATTAAAAAATGGGGCATTTTTGATAAGTTTGATGGTTATTATTTTGAGATTGTTAATGGAGGTAAAAAGAATGATTTTCGTTGCGTTCGTCGCACTCAGGCTATAATTCCTTCAGAGCCTTCGGGATATTCCGGCGCATTAAGTTGGTTTGCAAATGGCGGATCGGAAGATTATAATCCAGAATTTAATACCTCTACTAACTTTGGCGTAGCGGGTGTTGACCCAGTAATCATCAGAGACGGTTTAGTGTACACCGCGGCTGCGATTTATGACCCCTCCTTAGTATATAAGCCCGGTGATGTTGCTGCTATTGATTCTGCAACTGACCCCTCTGGGCGTCTTAAGGATTTTACTCCGGACCCGGGTTATGCTGTAAGACTTGCAACCTATAATGGTTCTGCATTTACAGAGTTAATGGCCAACCGTAAATTCCAGTTCCCATTCGATCAATCTACAACAGTTGAACTTGATGATGATAAAGATTCGCTCATAGATGGCTATATTCGTCTTGACGCTCACTGTAACTTCTACCAGATCATCTCGAATCTGAACCGCAAGGCCGACTACACTGGGTTTCCGTCGGCAAAAGACTCTCTTGCCTCTTCGGAGTGGGGTGTGGACGGATCTTCTATTACATCCTATGACTCCAATATTGTTGCTAACACCTGGGACACCGCTCCTTCCACATCTAACAGCGATAAAAAGGTATGGCACCTTATGGTGAATACTCAGGGCACCAACTCCAGTTACAGAATTACCGACGGCCAGCATAGTGCCGCTCCTGGCATCCCATCAGCAGTTAAAGCGCGCTCTGTTACCAACGGTAACGTAACCCTGAAAGAGTGGTTCAATATCTGTGTTCCTGAACCTTATCGTAAGGTGTATGAATGGAGGCCTGTAAGAGCAATGTTCTCTGGCGACAAACTCGACGGAGAACAAACTGATCTTAGATGGAGTGATGTCAATACTGCTGCTGAGGATAATACGGCTTCGGCGGGTGGGGATCTTATAAATAGACCCGGTGAAAAGATCAGAGATGCTAATAATGAAGTAATTCAAATACAATCTGCTTATAGCATTGACTTCACAAAGGTAACTATGTGGAAGATCGAATTCTCCTGGTACGGTGCTGTTGGTGCTATCTTCCTCTGTTACGTTCCTGTTGGTAATAATGAAGCTCGCTGGGTGCGCGTTCATCACATTCGCGCCTCAAACCAGCACGCTGTAGCCTCTCTAGGTAACGCCACCCTACCTATCACCTATCTCACCCACGGAGGAGTAGATAGCGGACTTGAAGATACTGATATTGGTAACACTCTTGTTAAGTACGGTGCCTCTTATTATATTGATGGCGGAGACAAGGGTACTGTTCGGCTTCTTTCTAAAGCTTCAGATTTTCAGCGCGAAGTACCCAGAGGATTTTATGATTTTGCCGCTGGTAGTGGATGGGCTCTAGGATCATCATCAAGAGCCAGACTTGAATACTCTGTAACAACCCATCCTAATCTTTCTGGAGAAGTTGCCGTGGGACTTATGGGCGCTTATTTGGAAGGCGATTCTACAGCAAAAGTTAAGTGGATTACTCAAGATGGTGATAATATTACTCTCCATCTAACCACTCCTTCTCTTCCGGTTAGTAATGCTTCCCCTGTTCGACTAATTATCCCTAGAGCTCAACGCTCTCTACTCACCGTCCGTGCAAAAGATTTCATCGTTAACCGAGACGGTAAATCAGTTAGAAATCGTTTACAGATTTATCCAATTAAATACGGAGCGGGTATTACTGGCGGAACTTCAGGTGAACTTATAAGCTTGAGAGCAATTAAAAATCCACTATTTATTGTTACTAATACAGACACTAACCTAGGATCCTCTGTTTCTTACACCGGAGTAGGAAACGTACAAACTAATTCCGATATTCCCTACGTTAATACGGGTAATTCAACTCTTCCGGTAGAAGTACAGTTTGATTCTGGTACACCATTTACCGGGAATAATCAATACAGATATGGTTACTTTTTAGGCACCACTAATTCTAGCGTAGCTGAAACTGGTTGGACCGCAGGAACAAGTGATCCCAATCTATATGAACCAATTCTTGGTAAACTTTATAGGGAGAATGGAATCTTAAAATTTGAGAAATTTTTCTCCTATCCTGATCCTATTTATATTGTTGGATTGTTTATTCCTGAGAGACATCTTCTAGTTAATTCAGAAGGTGTTCCGGATGAATTTAAACTTCTTAATGCCTCAGGAGTTAGAGACACCGAAGACTCTACGGATCAAACAAAATGGGATAAACTTAAAGAAGACGGACTAGCAAATTGGGAAGATATTACGCGTCTTTCTGGTGTTCAAATTGCTCAGGATTTTCAACTTACTCCTGTTCCTGATACGGGAATTGAAATTCTTAATTATTATGCTAACGCCGGCGGATATCAATTTGATCTACAAGATTATTTTGCCTATAATAAAGAATATCTTTCTTTCCCCCTTACAGATGAGGTAGATATTATTAATTTCCAAGCACATTACGATATTTCAATAACAACTCCAGCCTCATCTCAAGCTAATGAAACTATTAATAATCCATTCAAAGTTAACAACGCACTAACCTGGGAGGAGCAGTGATCTTCCATGGCTAAATATCGTATTAAAGCTCAAAAAACCGGACCAAGAACTTACGAAAAAGAATTACAAATGATTAGTTATCGGGGAAGTTCCCTCTTCTCCGATGAAGGAAATACGCTTATCTCTTCTAAAAAAGTATACTATCCACCGGATTATTTATCAAAGGGCGGCGTTTCTGTGGTAATGGATTCGGAATCTTATAATAAAGATGGTTTGTCTGTTGCCAATAAATTTAGCCGCGGAAGGCCTGCGGCTCTTCCCATCGAGGAGCAATTTAGAGAAGAAAGTGAAGTAAGTAGAACTCTTCTTGGAATTGATAGAGCGGAAGTTCAACAAGGTATTTTTGATGACGTTAGTTCCTATGGTCTCGATCGTAAAGACTGGGTGGTTTACGCTGGATGGACAGAAGATGGCCAAGCAGAACATTGGGATAGAAAAAACTCCCCAGCGGGTCGATATAGAGCAGCAACTGATTTTGACTATGCAGAAGGCTCTTCGATTGTCATTACAACATATCCCACTCCGTACGTAAATCCAGGAAATGAACCTGTAAACAGGAGATTACGAGGTCTTTCTGGTCGTCCTGGCGTAAACTGGGGAAAATATCTTCAGTCTATTATCGCCATGTATATTATCGAATACATGGTTAATAATTTTAATCCAGAACAAAAAGCAGAATTTAAACTAAATTTTCTGGAACGTAAATATCCTAAAACGTCTGATGGAAAATTTGATAGACTTTATTGGGATCAAATTTGGCTGGATATTGATCAAGGTAGGTTTGAAGTATCGTCTAATATTCCCATTATACCGCAAGGTAAACTCGTAAATATGGGGTTTGATGAAGAAGAGGATAACACAATTAATCTTGCAGAGCTTCTCGGACTTAATGAAATTGATAATCCTACATTAATAAATTTAAATGTAGACTACGAAAACATTTTCTTTGCTACTACGCGATACGTATGGAAAGAGCCTGATAAGGGTCATTATGTGATTGCTACAAATAATAATCCTGATTTGTGGTTAGAATATTGGGGAATTAATTATGATGATGATCTTCCTGATGAGATTAAAAATTGGGAATTTCAAGTATATGCATCAGAAACTGAAATCCCTCAATTTGTAATTGATTATAAACTTCCATATTTTCTTATTACATCTTTGATTCCTTCTGAATCTTTAATTTTTGGGGAAAGTTGGCCGCAACGTTTTTCTGATATATCAATTCCTCAAATCTCTAACGCCATAGCAGATGGGAACATAATAGGTGCCAGAGAATCACGATGGGCTGTTATTAATCTAACTTCTATAAGAGCATTCAGATATCAACCCGGTAGAATTTCTGCATTTACATATGGTGTTAGAATTTCTGAAGAAGGAGCCGGGCCGGGCGCAACTCTTGAATGGGGTGTTGAGAATTTCACAGATGGTTATTTTTTCCGTTTGCAAGATGGAACAGACTTTTCTATTGTACGAAGATCAACAATACCATTAGGACTAACCCCGCTCTTTATAGAAGCAGGATATGAGGAACGGGAAGGATATATATCTCAGTTGACTGGAGTTGTATCTTATTCCGATTTAATTACAGACTCAGAACGAATATCTCTTGAGGAAAAAGTCCAAGCTGGAGAAATAACAAAAATTTATGAGACTGTAATTCAACAAAATCAAATGAATGGAGACGGATTAAATAGCCAAGGAGATAGTGGTTATATCTTTAATCCAGATACTGTGACAATGTACAAAATCGAGTTCGGATGGTATGGTGCCATTGGGGCCCGGTTTTACATGTACATCCCGCAATCCAGCGGAGAGTCCCGTTGGGTAACAGTTCATACGTTAGTGATTGAAAATCAACTTGGTCAACCTTGTTTAGAGGATCCGTTCTTTTTCTTTAAGTACAGAAATTATGTCGATAGTCCAAGCAGGATCCGACTTCCTCAGTTTGTAGAAAAATACGGCGCGTCATATTACATCGATGGAGGGGACGAAGGAACGGTTAGCATTTCTACAGGTAAAGCTACAAATAGAAAAATTTTTTCTATAGATTCGGACTCTATAACAGTTCCAATTCGTAGATGGTCTACTGTGTTAGGTTTAAAACCAAAGCAATTTATCATAAATAATGACGGAAATGTTTTTCAAAGTAAAAAAGAAATTTTTCCCGTATCCGCTTCAATAACTTCTACTCAACCCATAGAAATTAAATTAATTAATCAGTATGCTTGTCAGGAAAATGCCTATACCTTCCAAGAAGGTTATGTATGTAGTCTTCCAGAAAAACAAAGACTACGTGGGATTTTTACTATTAAGCCTATTGAGCAAAATGCAGATGCACTAGCAGCGCTTGGCAGAGACGAAAATAATCCGGTTCCTACATTAACATACGTAGAAGATGACACGTCTTATCCAGAATCTATAGGAAATCTTAAACCCGATGGAACATTTAGCTGGACTGCGTATAATAACGCTTTACTTGGAGCGCATATTATTGGAGATAAAACGTACGGTGCTTATGTTAATCCAACGCAACAATATTCCTCCTCGGCCGGTGGCATAAGTAGTTTGACAACGATCTTATCAAGATCGACTAGAGATAATGTATTTACTGGCCCTAGTAGAAATAGGCCTTGGGTTGATGCCGAATTATTATTCAGATATAAAGATAATATTCCATTAAAACTTTCTCCCTATAGAAAAGATACTACTCTCCTTTCTACAATCGAGATTAATTCAGATGAGTTTTATCTACTTTTTACAAATAGAACTCGTGGCGGTGATGATGATTATACTGCAAAATGCGATGGTTCAGCGATTTTTGGATGTGATGGTTCACATGTAGGTGATTTTCAAATTGGAATTGTATGGCCTACTGCTACTCCATCTACTAATTTTCCTCTATCACAAATTTCTCCTTCTAGGAGTTCAAATAAATTTGGAATTATTGATCCTAATGATACTAATGACCGATCATTAAATAACAATGAAGTTGAAGTATTAGAAGATAGCGATTTAGGAGTTTATTATGTTAAAGATAAAAAAATTCCTGACTCTGATAACTATCGTTATTATGAGGGATTACCCATTGATTTTGAAAGCCCTCAATTAAATGGTAATATTCTTGTGACAAATCAAGTAGGAGAAGTAATTTACGACCCGTCTGGTTTTGAAGTTTATGAAGGAGTGCGGTATAATTTTCTTGGAGAGGTGGATGATCAATTTCCTAATGTGCCCGGGCTTGATGCGGGACAATGTCATGCTATTTATGGAAGAGTTGGAGAGGTAAGTAGATTAGCTACTTGGACCACAACAAATTCTTTAGGTGAACCAACGACCGGAATATATTATCTATCAAGTTCTACTAGTTGGCCTTCAGATTTATGGAATGGCAGTAATCAACTATCGGTAGAAAGTGATGATGGAACCGTGGTAAATGTTGCTACTATAGATGGTGGAGAACAAGAACAATACACTCCTCCTGGATCGTCTGTTAGAAGATTTCTTTTACCTGTAACCATGGTACCTGGAAACTCCCCTCTATTAGATGGTGTTTCTGTTATTGCTAAGTATCGTGGAATTGCTCTTTATCAGCCAAATTTACTACGCCCTGATGCTGCAATATTGGCACAAAGAGTGGCCGTGGGAATTAATATTTTTCCACTTAGATTTTTTATAAGGATGAGGGAAGGAGCAAAAATTGGAGCAGTTAGCGTTGGCCAAGTAACAGCAAATGGTATTATTCAGTCGCCATTTACGCCCCATGGATCAGTACTTAGCGTAAATAATATCGATGGCGAGCCCGATCTTCATAATGGTGGATCTAATGATGAAGAAAAAGCTGCTACTAAATCTCTTATTGCCTTTAGTGAACCTAATACGATAACTTCTAATGAATATTCATATTTTGACGTTCAACTTGGGACTAATAATGGAGTAGATCGACGTAAAAAATGTCCTAGTTTTATAAGTAATAATATTTTATCTGGCGCTGGATTTTCTGGGGTTGGAGACTATCCTCTTCGTTGGTTGAAGTTTAAAGAATCAGGAGAACCATTAGCTTCATTTTTTATCTCTGAAAATAAACCGACAGAACTTAATCTTTCTAGTATATTTGGGATTAATACTGAATCAATTGGTCCTAGTTTTTGGGGTAATAAATCGCTCTTTATGATAGCAAGAAATCTCTCCTCTGGAGCAGAAGGCAAAATGTCTGTAACTCTTAACTACAAAGAACAATAATGGCGGAATTTTTTAAATTTATTAAACAAAATCGACCGGATATTGGTCTAGTAGATAATTACGATCTCAGTGAAATATATGATAGAGACGAGAGATTTGCCCTTTCCAATCTTCTTTTAGACCCAGATGGTTTAGATCAAATTTATGGTTTATCAGAAGATGTATCCGCAGAAGATATCAGAACTGTCGGTGGTTTAGATAAACCGGTTATATATTCTCTTGCTATCTCTGAATCAACACTCAATAGCGTATCTTTTGATTTATCCAAGCATATAACCACGGATAAAGCAGTCGGGGATCCCGGTAGACATTCTTATGACTCTAATAATCAATCAGATAATATCATTGTTTTTCATGGGGGAATAGCAGCCAACAAAATTGAGTATCAATTTCTTGACGAAAAAGGAGAACTCAAAAGAACCACTGTTTCTACCTCCAGGGAAAGTCTCTTTTCTTCTGAAGCAAATAACTCCGGTCAATATACATCGGCATCCTTTTCTGGTTTATTTAGAATCAGAAGAAGGTCTCATGTTAATGAGATTAGATTAAGTCCTAATTTACTTGCTTCAAAGTCTAATGTAATTACCGAAAGTCCTACTCATTTACTCACAATTCCTGTGTATATGAGTACGCAATTAAATTCTAATCCTTCTGTTACAAACCTTGAATGTTATGTAACTAAAAACTCACCGCTTATACTTCCGGTCAGAATCGGAAATAGTGCTAACGTAGTAATTACTAGAGACAGTGCTACTTCTGATTCCCCGGCATTTGTATATGGTTGGGAATTAAAACTATATAGTGATAATTCTGTAATAAGATCTTCTTCTATTAATTCAAATGGTGCAGTGACAGAAGTCTCTATTAATATCAATGTTGCTGGAACAGCAGCAAATAATACTGATTGCTTATTATATATTTATCTAGATCCGTCCGTTGTAAAAACAATTTCTCTTAGTGGTTTAGGAATGCAAGAAATTGCCGGACAAGATATAGGTTTAATTGGATTTGATAGTTTAGAAGAACTAAATATAAGTAATAATAGACTGTCTACTGTTCCAGTATGGATTAAAACACTTGATAATAAGCTTAAAAAACTTAATATTGATGGCAATCCGTACTGGAACGATGGAATTATACAATATTTTGATTGGCAATCGCCTCCTGACGGGGTGACCGGTGCGAGTTCTTCAGGAGACGGAGACTTTACTAAAACATTTATGCAAGTAATGAGTTATAGTGGTAATAATAATTCTGGGATTATTAACGGATATGATGGAGAATATGCCACAGTACAAGATACATCAGGAAACCTTTATAAAAATCTTAGAAAAGACAAAACTATTACAGTAAATGCTATTAACGGGTTTAGAGTATTTGATTCTATAACTGAGCTTATTATAGGTTATATACGAATGGTTAATCCCGATTTCACTAAAATTTTTCCAAAACTTAGTACTCTTGTTGCTAATGCTGATGGTGGTAGGCCTGCAATGATGTTCGGATTAATTCCAAAACTTAATAACGCCGAACAACTTATGTCAATTTCTCTACCAGAGCAGGTAAGTGGTGGCGGATCTTTACGATATATGGGAGATACTATTACTTATACAGGAGCTTTATCATCAGATCAGAAAAAACAATTCATCGGTCAATTTAAAATTACCAATTTTAATATTAGATTAAATTATGACGGAGGTAGTAAGTGGTTTGGTGGAATTTGTACAACAAACGATGATATTACATCCGGAGAAGTGAATAGTAGTCAGGTAGATGGCCTATATAAATACAGCTTTGTAGAGAGCGGATCAGCTTCTGATGCCTGGGCGGGTTGGTTAGAAAATTTAGGATCTTATGATGGGCAATCGCGAGATGTAGCCTTTAGAATTGCTTCAGGCGAAAATTTGGAATGGAAAAAACTACAAAATATAAATCTTACTTGGGCTGGAATACCTGGGTCTGATAATAAAATTTTTTACAATAATAATGTTACTGGCGAAAATGCTGCGGACATTCTTAATGCTAAATCATTAACAACGATAAACGCTTGGCGTAGTGGTTGGGCCGGAAAAATATTTTCTATTAAAAGTGCTCCAGAACTAAATTATCTTCAAATAGGGTATAATACCTGGGAAGGATATTCCGGTACTACCGGAGAACAATACATACTTCCCTCAAATTTTGTAGAACCAATTTCGGGAAATTCTAGTTCAAAATTACGTTCATTACTATTACATAGTATTATTGGAGCATCATCAAAAAAACTAGAATTTAGATCCGATGATTTACAAAATCTTCCTAAACTATCCTATCTAGAACTCCGAGATTCTTACTTTGTTGGAAAATTCCCGACGGTCTATAACACTCCTAATAACCTTGTTTCTGGGGTTACATTAGGAATATACTTTAGAAATTGTAGATTTAGAAATCTTGATGCTATGGGAAGTTCTACTAATAGAATAGGAGTAATTTGGGGTCCGGGTAATGGAACCGGAGTGGGTGGTAGTTTATTACCTAATTTTACTATTAGCGGTTCTGGTAATAATAACACTCTCGATTATATTAATTTAACTTCAAATCTTAGTTCTAATTACCCCTCAAGTTGGGGTGTTTCTAGTAAAAGAAATCGTCCTATAGCTGCTCTTATAACCGGTTCGACAGAAACCACATCAGTCACCGAAGCAACTTGGACATCCAGAAATAATAATAATACAGCGAACGCAATATCAGATAAATTATATCAAAGTGCTTCAGGTAGTTTTTCTATTAATACAAAAGTACTTGTAGGAGATATTGTTCTAAATGGTGGTAATGAATTGGGCGTAGTAACTCAAATAGATAGCAATAATGAGTTTATTTATATTTCTGATAATGTTTCTATTTCTGGGGCAACTCTTTCATTCAAAAGAGCCGGGCAACAAATTGGTAAAGCCTATTTAGATAATTATACTAATCTATCATCTGTTTATCTAAGAGGTAATAGAATTACAGGAGATTTACCTAGTTTTGTAAATTGTTATGATTTAGTTTGGATGGACTTTTCGTATAATTTAATTAATAATTATAGCGTTGGAACACTTCAAAATATCACCGGGGCAGCTACAGGAAGAAATTCAACCCCCAGGCTTAGAAGTCTAAATCTGAGATTTAATCCGTTATCTGTAAATGCTATTCAAAGAATAATAGAAGACGCGTATGCTGTGGCTACATATTATTTTAATTTAAATTTAACACCAAATTTTACTATCTATCTTTTTAATACTAAATATGATTCTAGTACAGATTCTTATATCAACTGGACTAGAGAAGAAATATTAAATACGTCCGAATTAGAAATAATTTTTAATCAGCTAGGTAGTGGTAACGCTTATTCTGGCGTAAATATTCAAATATTCGATAACTAATAGGAGTAAAAACACGCCATGGCAATTGGATTATCGACCCGTAAAAATTTATCAGAATCAAATCTAAATCTAAAAACTGCTCTTCAGAAGTTATATGCTCCTGGAATAGAAGATGATCTTACTTTGTTTTCTTTATCATCCTCTATTGAATCAATATGTTTTTCAGGATTAGTAGATGACGAAAATGTTCAAATTACACGTGTAACTAAAGAAAAACTTCTCGCGTCCAGCGGACAAGTTTTAAATAGAACAAAATTCAATACAAAATATTTTACTTTTACCGACGACAACGAGGTATATTTTAAAGAATATACTATTCCAATCGGAACTAGTAGCGACGCCGAAGAGCCAATTTTCTCGAATTCTGGATCAATTCCTAACGTAAAAACATTGTCAGGAGGAGAAGGATTTTATTTTCTTGATTTTAATGATGTTTCCTCTGATCTATGTAAAAAAATTGCTACTTGGACGGCTAGTTCATCAAATCAAATAACTATTACACTACAGAACCACGGATTTGTTGCTGGGCAATCTTTGGAGCTTAGATTTAATAACACTGGTGGCGGTACAATTGCGAATTATGGTACATATGTGATAACGAGTGTCCCCACAGCAAATACATTCACCGTAACGCATTCTACTGCTATAACTGGTAGTGGTAATGTTTTAGTCAAATTTTTAACATTTAAAATAGAAAATGTTGGTCTTAAAGGTACTAAGAGCGGAGCTACAAACGCTAAAGCAACCGTCGAATTTATCTTAAAAGACCCTACAAACTTAAAAGGAACTTTAGCAACCTATACTAATACTGAAATAGGTACAGATCTGGGTAACGATCTTAATGATCTAGACTCAGAACTCCCCTTTGTGACAATTTCTTACGCAAATCATGGATTTGTAACAGGGGAGAGTATATATATTCAAATTCTTGAGGGGAGCGCAAAAAGCGCATATGTAAGTGTTACTAGAATTAATAATAATTCTTTTAAAGCAAAATTAATTTGCCCTTCTATAAATACGTCTCTCAGTTGCAAATTTTTTAAAGTACAAGAATTAACAAATTGGACCCCCAACACAGTAGAAAGATTTTCTGTATCATCAGTGACTATTACAGATGGCGGGACAAATTACGTTATTCCAGAAAGTCTAACACTAATAGAAAGTAACGTTATCTTACAGTCAAATTTGCAAACATTAAAATTAAAAAAGCAGCCAGGTAAGTTTTTTTCAGAAAAGCCAGAATTTATCGTAACAGATTACTATAGATATCTTGTAAGGGGCTCGAGTAACACCGGATTTTATTTATATGACACGATAAAAGCAAAATATCTTTTCCTAGATCGCAATACGGCATCGGCTGGACTAACTAATGAACAAAAAATAGAGTTAAGAAGGGCGGATAATATCTATGTTGAAAATTTTCTTCAGTTTAAATATGCTCAATCTACAATATATCTAAATAACTATGAACCCACTCTTGGATCTATGGAGTCACTATTGGGTCAGCTTTCGCAAACGTCAATTACTGCTAGTTTTATAAAACAACGTTCCGCCGAAGCAATTCAAAACACACGCAGACCCATAGACGTAACATCTTCCGAAAATATTTTTGGATATAATTATAACATTTTTGAAGGGGGAGATGTTATTATTAAACAACGTGTGGTCCTAAGAGATCAGGACTATATTCTTAATCCCACAAACCCCGCTATTACAGGAGATAAATTACGTGATGAAGTAGATAGGTTTGTTTTAGCATCATCAGAAATTCGTGTTCCCGGATTATTTATTAAAGTTGGTAATGTTTATAAAAGAGCATTTTCTACATCAGATAAACCTTTTTACCAATCAACTAATTCCGGAATAGCTAATCCCCAACTTATTTCTGGTCAACCTGACTACGGTGCTTTGAGCGCTGAGAATACCGCATCTGCCGATCCTACAACTTCAGATTGGTATTCATATAATGTTACCGTCTCAGAATTAGCGCAACGAATTCATACAAATGGTAAAGATGGTGCATTCTACTACCATAGAACCACTAAACCAACTGTAACGTCAATTACTACAAAAAAAGGTACGGATCCTTCAGCGACTATTTATTCAGTTCCTCTATTTACTTTAGGTTCTTAAGTCCAAGCAGGATTACTTGGAGTAAGTACATTTAAATCACTACCTTGCTGATGAATAAATAAGAAATATTTATCAGTTACGTCTCTATTATTAGAATGTTTAGAAGCGTCTTTATAAAGATTAGAATTAACTGCTAAATCTGCGTGCGTTGAACTAGAGGAAGGAAGTTCTACTCTTAGTTCTAGGGGCAATTTATGTGTATATTCTGTTCCTGAAAAAGTAACTTTATCTGCAGCATTGGGTATTTTTATCAGTTCGGGTCTTTGGCTCGAAGTAAAATCAAAGACTAACTTATCTGTGATATAAACATACCGGCCTCCTAAATTTTGTCCTCCATTTATTCTTCCTCCCCACCACATATCGTATTCTCCGGTACTGGACGCGTAAAGATCGGTATCAGATTTAGCAATAGGACTTAATAATAAATTTTGAACGGAATATGGAGGATAGCATAGGCCACCAAGACCCGGATTAGTGGGATCAGAAGAACCATTATCGTATCCGAAGGGAGTTACAATCTCCGCTGGCGGAGCAGGAAGTTCTGTATCGCTACTAAACGGAGTTAATGTTGTAGGAGAATCACCTTCTTTTACAAATAGAACTTCTCCGAAGCTTAAACCGGCTCCGTTATCTACTCTGAGGTATTGATATGACCCGTTAAAAACATATTTAATCTGAGAGGGATTAGTAAATGCTGCGGAGAGCGATATTCCAGCCCCCGAGGAATCCACCACTCTTGTGGGTAATGTTGCTCCTAGTTGGAAAAAATTATAATAAATTTCTGCAGTAAAAGTTCCCGTTGATTTTGCTGGGGCAAATGTGACTACACTATTTGTATGATTAAAATTTGTAACTAAATACGTAGTATTATCTCCAGTAAACTTAATTTCTGTTCCATCGTATTGATCTGCATCTTCTCCAAATTTTTCAAAAGTTCCTGACGGTGCGGTAAAGGTAGTTGCGGTTGTTAATGTAATTGATACAGAAGACACTGAAGGCCTTAAAACTCCTATTAAACCGTAAAAACTAAAATCTTGACTCGAAGAATTTTTAAAAGAATGTATAAAAGCTTCTTTATTGGTATGATTTCTTGACGTAGCACCCATTGCTAATTTAGCAATAATCCCAGTTTCATCTTTAGCGCCACTAATAGTAAAATATAAACGTGCTAAGCCATCTACTTCAAAGTATGAAATTCCTGACGTAGAGGAGTGAGTCGATGGAAGAACCTGAGTTGTTATTTGAGAGATATTTTGACGTGATGGATTGGAAAACGTGGTGGTATTATCTACCATGTGAAGATTTTTTCCATATGTGGGTGTTGCAGTCGTCTCTATTGCGCCCATATCATTACTAGGGTACGCATCAATAATAACCGAACCACCACGCCCTGCTTGATTTTTAATTACTTCGATAAAAGTATAGTTTTCCCCATCATTTCTTACTTCTCCGGGCTGTAAATTTTTCCCCGCGTAAGGCGGTGTAGTGCCGATTTCCCCTTCCGTACCTTTTTTCTGACGTCCCACCATTAATAGGGTGGGGTGGTTATAATCGTAGTCTCTTCCCCCCGCGTTTTCGGTTAAAGAATTAACTATAAATCCGTCATACCTTGAAGGTCCATATGTAAGAGTGATTGGTAATTCAGCATATTTTGCTTGGTAATATGAAAGATTTTCCTCAAATGGGACTTTTTTAGGATCCGGGTTAGCGTAATTTGGACCGGTGGAGAAAAGATCCGCAATTGTCTCATATTTTTCATTAGGAGATGGATTAAAAATATATCCTTGCCACAATTCTTCTCTAGATCTACTAGAGTTACCTGGAAATACATTAAAAACTCTATTCGAAGCTATAATCCAAACTTTATGTCCATTTGCTGGAGTAGAACCAGGAAGCGAAAATGTAGCTCTAATTGTTCCAGCATCATCCTGTGTATCTGCTGTAATTAAACTGTCAGGGACTAAATAGTCATCAATTGTGCTTGGCTTTGTAACAGTTGACGAAGGAAATGTATACCCTAAAATTTCAAAAGGGTTATTAAAATTAGCAAAATTAGCTTCATTGCTATCACTACCCCCCGAAGAAGTATCTACTGTCCATGAGGTAGTGGCAGAATCATAAACCAAACGAAGTTGGGCCGAATAGTCATTCCATTTTGCCAAATCAGTAGGCGCTAAATCAGTAGTTAATAGATCAAGGGCAAATGAAGCCGGGCCTGGTGGTTGCCTTGTAAGTGTATTGGAGTCGGTTGAGTCTGGTTGACCATACCAAAATCTAATGACTACTGGAACATATTCATTGTCAAAAGTTCCTATATCTTCCCCTTCTTCATCTTCGTAAGTCGATCCTAAATCCCAGGCTCCTCCGTCACTGGTTGTTCTCTGAGAAGGAAGGGTTCCGGATCCAGTCCCTGTAGGAGTTGTTGGGCCTCCCTGAACGTAATACACATTATATCCGATATTTGAATTAGGGGCTGGTTGTTCTTTAGAGAGTTGTTCGTAATAGTTTGAGGGATTAGAAGTATCTAAAGCAGTTTTCCATCCTCCGGCTACAGGTGTTCCATTTGAATCTTCTCCTGCTTTTTCATAATAATCTATTCTTAAATGCCCATTAACTTGAGCCGCAAATCTTTGCAAAGTTAACCCTGAACCAGTGAAACCCTTCTTAAACCACGTGTCAATTCTAATTCCCCAATTATCGCGTGCTTCTATACCGCTAAGAGGCGAATTTTCAAATTGTATATTTCCGTCTTTTACAATTGGTAGTTTAGGATCTTCATTAGTTGTAGTTACGTTTCCGTACTCGTCTCTGTCTCTAAAATCAAAATTATATTCACCATTCCACCACCACTCTGTTTCTTTTATGGGTATAAAAGAAGAACCTAAAACATACCCCACTCTATGAGTACGAGAAATTTCTTCTTCGCTTACAGGAATAAAATCCGGAGCGTTTTCTATCGTAGAATCAATTGCTTCTGTGTAAAATGGTGGGGGGTTTTTATGGGTATATTTTTTATTATTACTATCTAATTCGTCAATCGGAACAACATATTTAAATAATACACCACCTTGGCCTTGGTACACCGTACCTCGTCCCGCAAAACCTTCAAACTGTTTAATTCTATCCTGAATTCTTTGTCTAGGGTTTACTAGAGGAACCTGTAAACTACCGTCTTCTGAGTTGATAGAAACGTTCTGCAACGTTTGAAAATCTTCATTTTTTAAATCGTATCTGACAATTCCGTCAATAATTTGTAAGTCTGTAGCTGTAAATAAACCCAAGACTTTAGCTTCAGCCGGATCTTGTAAATCTGTAAGAACCTCTGTTAGTGCTTTATCCGAAGCTGTTAAATCGGATAAAGCTTTATCTCTAGAGAGACCATAGTATTTAACCTCGGTCTCTATAGTATTTTCTTGGGAGAAGAGGGATGGTTGAGTAGTAGAAACCCTTAATCTTCCGCTGCTTCTAATCTTGGGCATTTTAAGACACTATGTATATATAACCTTAAACCTCCTTTAACTACTTAGAGGAGGAATATAGGTCTGCATATGCTCTAATTACAGATTGAACAAATTCGGAACGTTCAATGTCTCCAAATCCAAACTCAACATAACCCACATCAGGTAGATAGCGAAGGCGCTTAAGTGCATCAGATAATCCGTCATTTCCGAATCGATTAGCCAAGTCTCGTTGAACAATATCTCCAAGAATAGCGACATTAGACCCGTCTCCAAGACGGGTTAGAATAGTCATTACACTGTGCGTCGTGGCATTTTGCATCTCATCAGCGACAATCATGCAACGGTGCAATGACCTCCCTCTGAGGTGCTCAATCGGGAGGAACTCAATGTGCTTTTTGGCAAGGAGGTATTCGGCTTTGCCTTTAGGCATAAATACCTCTAACGAATCACGAACTGGGGCAAGATGTGGAGCAATTTTTTCATCGAGGTTTCCGGGCAAAAATCCAAAACCCTGCTCTCCGGGTATATTGACAACGGGTTTTACATAATAAATCTTATCAATTTCACGTTTATAGAGTTTCTCATGGGCCACATACATGGCTAATAAAGTTTTTGCTGTTCCTGGAGGTCCGGAGAGAAGCGTAAGAGTTCTAGTTCTTAGGTATCTCATCGCATCCACCTGGTTAGGATTTCGAGGCATCAGGGGCTTATGTTCGTTAAATTTTGACTGGATAATTTCCTGATCGTTTAGAGTATCAACTTTTAAAGACAAATGTTGCTTGCGTAAAGATTTTCTAGCCATGAGACTTACTATACTACGTTAACAAATAGATGCAAAAAAAGACCCAAAAGTAATAACTTCGGGGTCTCTGGGTCACTTGATTTATGCTTATGGGACATGTAGAAGTGTTTTCACATCCTAACAATCCTTAAACCACTCTAATTTTAAGTGTACTTCCAGTACGATACATTCCGCCCACCGGTACTGCCGGAGTAGCCGCGGAAGCAGCGGCATCATCATCAAACTCACGGAGACCAGTAAAATCAATTAGGGAAAAAGGAACAAGATCTCTGCCACCAAGTTTTCTAACAGTGCCCGTGCCATCGACATAATACGCGTGGTCTAATGCCTCGTTGAGAAATAATTCTCCTCTATAGGCAAAATTTTCATCCTCGTCATGCTCTGTTTGTAAATAAGACAGATTATGTGTAGGATCATCGGTAAATCTTATTCCCCAACGATGAAAAGGAGGTTCTGGAGTAGCGGGCATAGTCCTGCTCTAATATGTTTATATCTGTACTTTAAACTTTGATAAGTTAGTACGTTAGTAAAAGTAAAAGTAAAAAACTACTATGCACTAAACTACGGGGCGTATATATACGTATGTATATTGCTATTTTATAATAGCAAAAAATTTGATATAATATTGTCATTATGATTTCTCTTCCAGTGTCAAAACCAACCACAGTTGTTCTTTTAGGAGCAGATCGAGTCGGTAAATCTACCATTATTGAAAATACAGCCGAACGATTTAAACGTAAAGATATTGATTTTTTGTCATTGCATTTTGATGGTCCTAAACCCTATCACTCTTCTCCTATAGAACAATATACCATCCCGTTTGATTTGGCAATTGATTCAATGCCAGAATTTATCCTATGCGATAGGGGATTTTCAGAGGTATGTTTTTATGACGAATTTAGGAGACATATTTCTATTTCGCATGAATGGGCCCAAGTAGCCGAATCATATTTCCTTGAGAAGAGCCGAAATGTAAAAGTTTTTCTATTGGAGAGGGACTGGGATTGGGCCCAACCTCATCACTTTGAGGAGGTAAAAAAAGAAGAGCCTAACGCCACTGCTTGGTGGATTAAAAATCGGATGAAAGCCAGAGAGGCAGAGCACTATGCCTATTACGATTATATGCATAATTATCTCAATAACCATTCTCTTCTTCCACACACGGTTCTCAGAGATGTTGAATATGATTTCAGTCTGTTTGATTTGATTACCGATGTTTAAAGATATATTGATTACACCCTGTTTAGGGTATTTAGAAGTATTACTTCATCATGGCTACCATTCTTAACCAAGGTCTTTACCGTACTCTTGGAATTCAGTTTGAATATAAAATTAAACTTCAGGAGTTCTTAAGTGAAGCTCATACAGACGCTCTTGTTTCTTCATATAGTAGTGGGTCAAATACACCGGCTAATCGTATTGCTCTTTATAACTCATTTGTTAAAGCCGGTCCGACCATGGGATTTGAGGCAAAAAAAGCTGCCTACGGTCTCCTCGAGTATGTTTGCCAAGCATTAGTAGCAAATGCTGATGTCCCTGCTGCCGATAAAACAGCCATTAACGATTTGCTTGTTAACGTAACTCGTTATGTCGGCATGGAAGGCGAGGAAGATTTTCACTTCATGGTTGCAACGTTCGATCTTGCTGAAGTCATCTCCGGGATCGTAGGTGAGGTTGTTCCGGCTCCTCAGGCTCCTGTGGGTGCCATTGATACCCTAACCATTGCTGATGGAGGTAGTGGTTATACTACTGACGGAGCGACTGACACCGGCGCCGTAGCAATCTTGATCGAATCCACAGAAACTAACAATCCGGCTGGATATACTGCTGCTGAAGGAACTGCAACTCTTACGGGTGGCGAAGTTACTGGCATTTCTGTTTCTGATGGTGGAGTTGGCTTCAAGGTTGGTCAAATTGTTACTATTACAGTTGACAATGTTACTTCGCCCGGCGCTACTCAAGAAACTGAGGCTCTTGCCGAAATCACTGCTGTTTCCTAATAAACCCATAATAAGATGTGTCGAGTCTGTATCGTTGTAGAGCACGCGTAGGTTATCGTCCGTTTACAACGGATCAAATAATTCTTTTTGACGAAAAACAGATTCAGGAATTAAGTGTTAAACTTAAATGGCAACCTAATCTTGCATTTTCAAATGCCGATGCATCAACCCCGGCGTCAGTCGCAACTAACGCCCTATCTCAGTCAACTTGCTCAGTAACAGTATCCGATCCGTATCTAACGGGATTGGCGTGGCCAGCCTTGTTTGATGCGGCATCGTTATATACGCAATCCAACGTAGCCGCTGCTAATGGGATTTTATTGCCCCCGTGTACCGATGAGCAGGATCCGAATGTAGATAAATGTTATAAATATGTAGATTTAGATACAAATTCTGATTCAAGTTTGCTTGATAATTCGGCCTATCTTCTAATATCTCTATGGTATGATGTTAAGGGAACGTCATTCGGTACTGATTTCTATTTCAGAGTAAATGGATTTTCTATATCTCACGGAACAAAGTATCCTAGCGTAACTATCCGAGGCGTAGAATCCAGATCTATTATTTTCAATCAATCTCTTGTTAATCTAACATTAGATGAAGGCACAGAAATTGAAAAAGTTCTCAAAGATTTAGCAGAAAAGCAAGGATTTACAACATCATTTTGTGCAAATACAAACTCCGAACCCGATAAAAAAAGAGTACTTCCGCGTAGTGTTAGATACAAAGGAGTGACTTTAGACGAAGTAATTAAAAAAGTACTTAATTCTGTTAATGGTCAATCCTTATCCTTACCAATCAAAGAATATGCTAATCGCATATCAATGTGTACGCGCGGTGAAGTTAACCAAGGTTGTTCTGTATTTTATCTCGGACGAGGCCTTTACGAGGGGTATGAAATATCCGGTCAGCCCGATTTTACTTTAAAGGGGCTTAATGCCGAAGTTTCCTCTAATAAGCAAAATAAAGACCCATACGTATCTGAACCCTTTAAAGCCGATACTTACTTCATCGGAGATGTTCTTCCTGAAAAAAGAAAAGAAGCGATGAAAAAAGTTAAAAAGGTAACTTTTCCCAATCTTTTTGAAAAAGTCCCCAAGAATATTAGTAAAACTCCTGCAGCAACCGGATATGTTTGGAAAGATATATCGCCAATATCCTCGAATAAATCTAAAGGCATCCAAGTTACTAATCAAGAGGCCTCTAAACTCGAAAAAGATGGGCTAAATCTTTTTGGCATAGCTCCAAATGGCACAACTGCTATCTCGTTTCTTACCGGAGATGTTGTGGAAGCCGATGAAAAAAATGGTCGCGTATTAATCAAAACAAAGTTTGCTTTGCATATTTGCGAAAAAGAAGGAAGCCAAAAGTGTTTCTATAGGCCTATATTGCAAGAGTCTACAGGTCTATCATCAATAAAGGTAAAAACAAAAGACAAAGTAGAAATCTCCCAGGAGATAGGCACGTCAACACAAGAAAAACCTGAATTTACGCGGTTTTTTATCATTGGCCACGGTACCAAGGAAGTAACTCTGAATCCTAAGATCGTATGGGACTGGGCATTTCCTGAGGCTGAAATTCCTAAAACGGAAGAATCTGCACCAGCTTCTGGTAAACCAGAGTCTCAAGCCCCTGCACAACAACCATCCGGCGGAAGTCAGGGAACAGTAGTTGGTCGTGTGGGATCGACTGGAAAGTCAACAGGTCCCCATCTTCATGCAGAATTAGGACCTTTTACCAATGCCAACGGACGAGGACAGCCTATAACTACTGCAGATGTTGATCCATATGTTCTTATTGCAGGAAAACCAGCAAGTATTTGGAAAGTATACTCCCCATATGGTCCTAGAACCGGTGGATTTCATTATGGTTTAGATATTGCAGGACCAGGGCCCGGAGGAGAAAATATAAATGGCCAGCCGGTCAGTGTTACCGGAGGAGCAACTATTGTAGAAACGAAGAAAAACTGGATAGGATACGGAAACGCGGTTATTATAAAACGGCCGGATGGTAGAGAAATGATCCTTGCGCACCTACAGGATGATTCTATACCCCCAAATATATCCGGCACTTCTACTTCCTCTGGTGGAGGTAAAAGTAATTCGACTATTCAGGGTTCACCAACAACCTCTGGGCTTACAGTCGAAACAAGCTTTAAAGGCGTTCCTAGGTCCCTTCGTATTATCCCCGGCCGCACAATTTTGTCTTTTATCACGGACTATGATGCTTGGGTAGAAGACAACAGGTCGGTAGACATTGATCCTGGAATTTGGATTCCTAATCGATATAAAAATTGGTTTATTAATGAATGCGAATATAGATGGCGAGAAGGAGATATGAGAGTTCAGATTGAAGGCGTAACGGCGTGGGGACCGGTGAGCACAAGAGTGCCAACTTTTACAAATTATTTGGAGTCAATGCGTAAAAGCGGAGATATGAAACAATCTAAAGATTACTATGATTATATACGGTCCTTGGGCGGATTGAATTGGAAAACAGAGGATGGCAAAGATTCTACCGAAGTAGGATGTCCAGAGGCCCAGGAATTAAGTGAGTTTTTAAGTCAAGGAAGCGACTCCACGTCTCCTGCAAATTCTAATACATCATTTCCCCCAGCAAATTGTCAGTATACCGGAACGAAGTATCCGGCCTCTAGAGTAAACGCAATTATCAACGCCGCAAAGTCAGCCGGAATCAACACGAAAGCAGGATTTGCCGGAGTAGTAGGAAATGCTCTTGTAGAATCTGGAGTTGCTCTTAGTCCCACTGCGGAGAATCCGAAATCTAAAGCATTTGGAGTTTTTCAGTGGTTGGGTGGTAGAAGACAGGGATTAGAAAACTACGCTTCTAAAGCTGGTAAATCAGCTTCTAATTTTGGAGTACAAATGGAAAGGTTCGTTCAAGAGTTAAAAGGAGCAGATTTTCAAGGCCCGGCTACAGTGCAAGCATTGAATTCTACTAATGATCCTGCAAGAGCAGCAACTGAGTTCAACAGGCTTTTTGAAAGAGCCCCTGGACAAAAAGAAATGGAAAGGCAAAGATATGCTCAGGAGATATTCTCCCAACTTAATTGTAAATAACAAATATGATCTACAAGGCCCTAGCTAGCACCATTATGGGAGCGGTGCTTTCCAGCTCTAAGAAACAAATCCTGGAAACTGCTAAGTCTCAAGTCCTTCAGGCCCAAATGAAAGGCGTAAGAAAGGCTATGCTCGCGCACGTTGCCGAAAAATACACCGAAGAGATGGCATATAACGTCTCGCAATACATCAGAGCTCTTAGCGAAGCAAACGTTGAAATTGAATATAAAGGTGAGCCTGGAAAAGCATTTATAATGCGGGCCGAAAATGCCATTGAGGAACTCGAGGGGTATTTAGAAGCGCAAAATCCAGACGGGGCTGTTATTCAATACTTAAAGAAAAGATATAAGGAAGAGGGAGTAAAGATAATCACCGGGCGTTTATATGGCGCTCATCTAGTCAATCGCAAAACCCAAGGAGTCTATGAAGTTCTTAATAGAATGGGTTATGCCGCGGCAGTCGATAAGAGAAAACCCTGGTTAACCGGAGCTAAAACCATCGAAGGCCTCGAAAATATGATAGCAGATGCAGCATTAGAAATATTTAATATAATGTTCGAAGATGTTGATTTAAGTTCGGAGATCGCCGGGTTTAAGTTTACTGGTGAGGGAAGTAAACTTGCTAAGAAAACATAATTACTAGCCGTAGTACTTAGAGCCTTTTTCCAGATTGGCTTTAGCGCTTAGGACTTGAAGTTGAGCATTTATCATATGATAATCAAACCAACGCTCCGCTAAATCTGTATCTTTAAAATAACACTTTGTTCCTCGGCAATATACATCTATTCTTTCCAAATCCACCCTTTCGTCTCTGCACCATTCCTCTACAAGGTTTTTAAATGGATAACGATGATCGATATGAAACATCGCCGCTTCAATAAAGTCCCCACTCATAGGGCATTTTAAAGGCTTCTTTTTGAGTTGGCGAAGAACACTTGTTCTGAAAGTTTTGATTTGTGGCTCGATGATTTGTCTCATCGCCACTAGAGCATCTTTTTTATTTTGTTTGTATTCTGGCACAGCAATTGTTCTCGGGAAAAGAGCGCTGACCACTTGACCTTTTCCTAACCACACCTCTCTTTTTGACCTCGATGTGATCATAACAATGCCCTTCACCGCTCTACCCTGAAATTTTTTATTACGTATTTTATAACGTACTACTCCGCGATCCTTTATACTCTTCCACTTCGGAACAAGATCAATTACACAATTTAAAAATTCTTCGTCGGATCCTTTTACAAAATAATTACATTCAGTTCCTAGGACAATTTCACTCCACTTTTTTTCGAATCCGCTTTTTGTGTAGGTAGCGTTTTGGACGGATATTGAGTATCGCATAGTATGTACTCTATTAATTGCTCTGAGTAGTTTTTTATGTCTTTAGCATTACGTAAATGCGGATTTTTACGTAACAAAGTAGAAATACTTCTTTTTTTGACTAAGTAATCAGTAAGAAATGTTTCATCTTCTGGTTGTAGATCAGTTATCTTATGTAGCAAAACTTTATGAGAAGACATAAGATCTTCCATTGTTAACTCGTCGTTACATTCCGACTCAATAACATTGGAATATTCAGTTATTTGCGAAAAACTCATGGAAAAAGCCTGGCGCACAGCCCTTATTTTTTTAACCGATACTTGAATTTTTTCTGAGATTTCTTCGTCAGTAACATCTGGGTTACTAATTATATATTTTCTAATTTTTAAATACAAATCAGAATAAGAACGCGGTATTTTTACGAGACGCGAATTATCTCGTAGATAATTTAACATATGAAACTGTAAACATCTATTAACCCAGGTAGAAAAATTGGCACCTTTGCTTTGATCCCAAGTATCATAGATACGAACAATATACTCAAGAGCGGCATCTCTGAGTTCTTCATAAGGCAACCCGGTAAAACTAGAAATTTTTCTAGCCACCTGATTTGCCTTCCACATTTGTGATATGATTTGCTCGTCTCTTTCCGAGTTTCTTCGGCGAATTTTCCTAGAATTATTAGTTGAGTTATCTATCATTTTTTGGATTTTTCTATTGAATTAAGAATAAAATCTTTGAGCTGAGTTTTTGCTAAAATACCATCAGTATTTATACCTAGAAGTTCCGCTTCCTCGTCAAAAACTGCAAAGTTTGGTGTACCATCACATTCAATCTGATCGCAAAAAGCCCACTCATCTGAAGTAACGTCCCACTCCCCGAATCCGATTGAGTAGTGCGGATATTCCTCTGATAGTTCATTTGCTGTTTCTACCCAGACGGGTTTCATTGCGTTACATGCAACACACCCCGGCTGTTGAAAGAAAACAACTCTATACTTGAATTGTTGGTCTGTCATAAGTAATTATGATTAAATTATTTAAAATACATTACGTATTATATCATATAATACATATTTATAAGTATTTAGTAGCAGTTGATTTTGTATAAGGGGACGATGATTTAACCCCTATAAGTCCAACATCGCTAGAAACACGTTTGCTATTCCCTTTGAAAAATGGATCATGAACTATTCTTGGTAAACGTTCTCTATTACCACCGTGAACAGTTTTACCTCCCATTATCTCATCTCTATAAACTGTAATTCCATAAACGAAAGCATCTACAAAATCATCATTTTTAATAAATGGAAAAGAACACAATTCAGAAACTCTTTCAGCAAGATTGGGTAAATTTTCATATATAGATACTGCTCCGCTTTCAATAATAGGGGCAATTGCATTAGCTCTTAATACTTTGTCCTTATTTGGCACCAACTCTTTAATTGAGATATTAACCGTGCGTTTTAAAGTTTGTATGAGAGGTACGCCTTGGGCCCTGCCTTCAATGTATATGCATCTAATCTTCCATTGTTTGATAAGCTGGGGAAAGATTTTTTCTAAATCAGGAAATTCTAAACGATCTAGAATGTAATGTATGAGATGTAGTTTGAGATGCGCGCGGTCGTATCCCCATATACAAATTGCTGTGTAGTCGTTCATCCTGTCGGCCTTGTATGCTGTGTCTATAGTAGCATAAATAAATCCGTACTTGTTCAAGTTTTTAGAGTGAAAATCTAACCAAACCTCCTTTATAATAGCACCTTGTTCACCAGCAGGCCGGCCTTGATAAAGTGAATTGAAATCTTTTTCACCAATAGATTTTCTAATAGCCTGAAGATTTTGAACTGGAAAAAACTCTGGCCAATGCGATTCGCCAAGTTTTCTTCCTAATACGTCTGTTTCTTCATCAACGCATAGAGCGGGTACATTGAGTTCCCTCCAGCCATCGGGATCGGCTTTAAGCAATTGGCCAATAACATCATCAACATGAAACCTCGTGCCCATAGAAATAATAGCATGGTTGGGTAATCCACGGGTAAGGAACTGGGTTTGAGTCCAAGCAAAAGTCGACTCCATAATTGTAACAGAATTTCCATCAGCTAAAAGGTCATCTAAAATTCCAACTCCTGGCAAATCATCGTCGCTGATTACGCCAAAACCAAATCCGGTAACATTACCACCGGCCGAGGCAATCTTAATAAGCCCTCCGTTATTACTACGTATAGCGCCTAAATTGCATTTTTCTCTATCTATTTCGCACTCCGGAAAAATCCATTTAAACTGCTCATGAGAAATGTATTCTATAACTGCCCGCGAGTTTTCATTGGTGAGTTGAAGAGCGTAAGAACTCATAATAAATTGAGCCGTAGGACTTCTTCCTATTTGCCACGAAGGGAATATTTTTGATATGAGTAAAGATTTACCAGTTCTGGGGGGCAAAGAAATTGCTGATTGCTTATAGTCTTCTTTTCCATCTCCGATGTTTTGAAGAAACTCACCGATCACATTATGAACTTTGAATGGTGTAAATTTACCAGCTATTGGAACTTCAGAAGTTATATACCTTGCAAAGGTTAAAAAATCTGTTCTGCACTTGAGTCTTAAAAGTTCTTGTTTATCTGACGCAGAAAGAGTCTTTAACTCCTTCTCCATCTCCTTCACTTGTTTTTTCTCTTGCTTTAATTCTTTTTTATTCATTATATTAGCATTCGGCCTCACCGGTCTGAGCACGGTTTTGCTGATAATCAATCTGATCGAGTAGTGAATTTATATCAGGATTGTCACTAGATGCAATATTTGCTGGAAGTTTACCACTAAATAGCGATTCTGGCTCCGGAGGCAATGGAGAATTAATTTTTGAAGAAATAGAATCATTCAGAGCTCTATTCTTATCTCGTACAGTTAAGCATTTATCAAATGCCAAAGGAACATCGACAGGAATTAAGCCTAAAATAAACTTTGTTATATCAACTAGTCCCCCTCCCGGTTCCATAGACTTCCATTCTTTATCAGCTGTATTTAAAAAATTAGAGGTTATAAAGTTTGCCTCGGCTTTAGATGTAGAGTTTAATGCAGCAATTCTAGTTATATTTTTAAAGACAGTGGATAGACTATCTGTAACAGTTACTCCTACACCGGCTCCATGCTTAGTGGCATCTAATCTTTTTACATAATTATATGTATCTTGAATAGCTTTAGAAGTATCTACAATACTTAATAGTGTTTTAGAAAAAAATGATCCGTTTCCTACCATTAACTTATTTATTAGTCGATACTGAGCATCAATTAATTTTCTTTCCACAGACTCAACTCTTGTAATATTATTATCTGTTTGTTTGAATGCTTTTTCTATTGTCTCAAATGTATACATCATCTCTGTCCAAAGTTCTGGCCAATCAGCATTTTTAGCACTATCAAGTCTATCGGCCATCTCACCGAGCCTTTTTACATTTTGAATAAGTTGTGTAAGATCGCTAACATTAGGAATACATAAATCTTCGCCTATTTTTGTCGGAATAAGATCTAAAATTTTTGCAACGGTATTTTCATTGTTGGTGGTGGGATCACCATCAGGAGCATAAGAACTATGACTATTAGCTACAACATTTCCGCACTTCTCCAGAAGAACGTTACCATCGGAGTCTTCTGAGTGTTCTGTTTTTCTGCATTTAGGATCGCAAGGGCATTCACCTCCACCTGCACCTAAACCAGAAAAAATTGAACCTAAACCGGGAATCGCCCCAAGAATTGAAGATATGCCATTCAACCCTGCTAGATCTAAAAGGCCATCCAATCCTAATCCGCCATTGCCTAACAAGGCAAATAAATTTTTTCCTTCGCCTAAAAGCTCAAGCGCAGTTGTAGCTAATTGAGGTATGCCACTCAATCCGCCCAAATTAGGCATCCCTGGCAAGTTAGAAAAATTAGAAATTGCTCCAGCGATTAAACCTAAGTCCCCCGAGGAAAGTGCTTGAGATACTGATTCAGTTAAACTCTGAGGTAAATTACCTATTCCGCCCGCAGTTGAGATAAGATTGTTAATAACGCTTGTGAGTGGGGTATTAACTAGCCCCAGAGCCGAAGTAAAAATTTTGTTAATAGCATCAGATTTACCCGCAATAGTGTCTTTTCCAGCTTCCCAAACGGGTAAAATATACTTAGATACTTCATCAGGAAGTTTAGACATACCATATAATGCGGCTGTATCAATGGCTGCTAATGCTCCGCCGCTTATATATGCTGAATATACTCCTCTAGTTTGCGGGGCAAGAGATCTTATAGAAGAATTAATAGCATTTTTTCCTACGGTTTTATATGAGTTCTCAAGAGAATTAGTTGTTATTCCTTGAGCAATTATTTCTCCTGTAGTTCCGGCAGCATCGAGAGTTTTTTGAAGCTCACTATCTATCACTCCGCCATTGCTTATTGCTAAAGCTAATTTTAGTGCTATAGAATCGGATTCTGCACCTATAGAATTGGCAATCATCAAAATAGAAATATTTCTATATATCTCTGAAGAATTAAATGTTGGTGGTAGTATATTTGCAGCGGTGAGGGCTTGTTTGAGTTTGGGATCTGTTCCTGTTGGAGAAGTTGCGGATGCTATTAGGTCTAAAACTGGCTTTACTGGAATATTTGAAGATGAATCTTCAAAAGCAGGTACGTCTGTCTTACTATCTAGAAAATCTTTCTTACTTAATGGTGGATCTTCTCTATGAAATTGTATGGGTTCTCTTTTTCCTGCATTAATCCACTTCATCTCCCCTTGATATCTTAGACAGCAAATTCGCTGAGAATTTAATCCTTCGTCTAAAATAGCATCCATTCCATGAAATTTCTCGGTACAATCCGGAAGAGTTGTTTTAAAAAATACAGGTGTAGCACTGAGAGGTTTCCAGTTCCAGTCACCATTCTCATCTCTTCCGCACTTAATCTGAAAGTCCCTAAACTTACGATCTTCGGCAAAATTACGAACGTCTCCGTCCATTGCCTCATTACACTCAGGCACTCCTTTCTTTTCGGAAAGATTAGAAGCTATTTTACCTTTTAATCCTGGGTCAAATCCTTTCTCTATCCATTTAGAGTTGGTAAGAGATTTCCAATTCCAAACTTCTTCTCCGCCTTCTTGGGGGTTATTACGTCTTACGCATATTACTAAGTCTTGGTTACTTTCATTTTGAAGAAGATAAAGTCTACCGGCGTTTCCTTTATTGCATTTTGTCCCTTTATCACCAGAAGCTTCATATGCTCCTAATTGTTCATCTAAAATAGGAATTTGTAAAGGCGCTCCCCCGGAACCTATGTTAGGATTCTTATTAAAAAATCCTAAAACAAATGTATCATTGGAATTTCCGTGCGCTTTGCCAATTAAGCAAGAAGATCCAATTACCTGGGCACTAAGTACTCCTTTACCACTATTTAGTACATATGTCCAATCACTAGTCGTACCATCTTGATATTCTACTTTTACTCTGCTTAAATTTTTGGGGTCTGAAACAGAAATCACAGTGGCAACTTCATTAAAAGGATCCCCATAAACCCCACCAACCGATTCTGAAATTCGAGCTACTTGCTCTTTTATCTGTTGGAGTTCAGTAAAAAATGAAGACATTTTAACAAATTAAAAACCAATTTAATTTCCGAGGGCTATATAAGTTATAGTAATTTGAGTATTAACAGAAACAGGAGCTCTATTTACAGCCTTAATATAAATCGTAGAGTTATCTGTCCATCCTATAGCCCCTGGTGTAATTTTTTTCGTCTCACCATTTAATTGAGCAGTTACAATATCAACAATTACACCAGATCCTTCCGCAGGAGGATCACCTTGTAATCTACTCGCATCATCAGTCCTACTAGCGTCATCAGTATATAAGGTCACCCACGTTGGTTGGTTAGTTTCTACTTTGAGAAGGGCAAATGATTCTGGCATATCATCAAAAAATCTAAGAATAGTTTCACCAACTTCTACACTACTGCCAGCACTAATCGTCTTTGTTGTTTTTGTAAAACTTGGGGCATTTCTTGGCACCCAATTAGTTCCGTTCCAACTAAGTACTTGATTATTGCTAAGACTAACGTCACTTATGGATACATCCGTATGATTATCAATAGATCCTAAAGAAGTTAAATAGCCCTCGTTGGCATGGTTACCCCAGGAATAGGCTGTGTTCCAATCGGCTGTTGACTCAGATGTTACACCAGGAAGTAAATCGGATATACTACCCGGTACCCACTGTCCTGAGCTTGCGCTCCATCGCAAAACATTCTTATCACTAGGAGAAGTAGTGACAGTGTTTACGTCCGTGTGATTATTGATAGATCCAATTGCTGTTAAGTAATTACTTTCAGCATGATTACCCCAAGAATAAGCCTCATCCCATCCGGAAACTCTTGTAGGTGCAAATAATGAATCTCTTAAGCTAGATAGTGTTGTTCTTTTAGAAGTACCAGAGATAGAAGAAGTTAGATCGCTTTCATCTATTACTAAAAATACATCACCATCAGACAATGAATTAATCAGTCCTAGGTCTGTAATTTTTTTGGGAGTTAAGGTTGTTGACATGGTTAATAGTTATAAATTAATTGTGTTCCGTCTTCTAAAGTCAAGAAATTAGACCCATCTTCTGTGGTTAGTAATGGCATTCCTTCTTCTATAATACCTTCATCTATTATTTCTAATTCGAAAAAAGCATCGCCTACTGCCCACAAATCTGCAGATAAATACGGATATTGGATTCTTACGTTTAAATTAGATGGCATCCAATTAGACGCAATATACGAAACTTTATCCCAAGATCTTCCGTCTCTGTTGTAATAATATGGCATTCTAAAGAATACAACTTTGCTTTGTTCTGGGGTACAAACTTTACTCACATCTGCAATAAGTTGATTAGTAAAATTATTTATTTTAGCATCTTCAACTGTACCTACTTGGATCGTATCAGGCTTATATGGTGTAAGTACGGGGGCATTTATTTCAGCCTCACGAAGGCCTGTTCTTGGTTTAAAAACTTTTTTATTAATATCCGTAACCTCTAATTCTAGAGGGCTATGTGCTTTAAGCCCTAGAGCAGAAGTTAAAAACATTACGTTTAAAAAACTACCTTTTGATTCTATAAGCCCGTTCCACTTAGTCTTATCTATTGTAACAGTATCTACATAATCCAAAGAAACCTTATTAGTCTCATCGGAAAAACTTTTAAGTTTAATTGCATCAAAGAAATAATAAATCTTATTATCGAATACAACAAATCTTTCTTTTTCGTCAAATTTTACTCTTAGGAAATTTTCTTGTTCAGAGTTTTCTGCCCATTCCTTATTTGTAAATGGAAATTTATTAAGAGTTTCGCCTTTTAAAGTTAAAACACTACCTCTACCTGGTAATTCTGTACTTATTGTTCTATCCCACCATCCGAACGCATTATTAATCATCAATCGCTTTATTCTTTTATCCCAATCCGGATTCCATAGAGGCCCGAAAAGACCAAGATGTTGCGCTAACCAATCTAGTAATGCCGGGTTACATTTATCCGGATCTAAATAATCAAGATAGAATGAAGCAATAGAATCTTTTTTATTGGAAAGAAACTCATCTGCTCCTGATACTAACCATTTAGATGGTGCTTCAGCACTAGAGAAAGCGGGATCAGTTCGATATCCTTCGGATATACCGGGTAGTCTTGAGTATATTGGACGCGATATAGAATCTTTTTCATACTCAACTTTAGATGCTTTTAAGAAACTATTTGTTGTTTGAACAACTGACCGAAGAAGACTTTTTATTCGATCGTATACCCTGGCTATAAAATCAAATCCGCTTGTAGAGTTTAAGAAACGCGAAGAAAATTCTTGAGTAATTATCTCGGAGCATCTGCTTTTCCACTCTTCATCCAAATCAGAAAAATATTCTGAAAGCGAATCTTTTATCTTCTCATTAGTTATTGAATAAAGTCTCTCATTTGTATAACCTTCTGAAGTTTGCGGATAAGTCGATGTAATTATTTTTCTTATAAATTTTTCCTTTCTATCTTCTATTCCTCCTGCGCTATTTCTGATATATGAGTCTAAGAAGTCTTCAGAAAAATAAAATACGGGCGGGAGCAAAATTGTGGAGTTTATACTTGCCGGTTTATTAATTTCAATCTTTATAGGATCTCCTGTTGAAGAATAAGTAGTATATATTCCACGTACCACTGTTGGAAGTTCTACGGACTTTAGACTGGGCAAATAATACACAAGAGGTAAATCTAAATTTCCGTACGTATTTTTAGAAGTATATTTCCATTTTGAGTCGTTAATTTTTTCTAATGTCCCAATTACACACTTTGCTGGATTGCATTTAGAATCTGTACCAAAACCTTTAGCGCATTTTAAGCCATACATTGTGCAAGATTCTTTGCCTATACGAGAAGAACCACCCAAAGGATGCCCATGGGATAAAATTTCATATGAGTAATTATCACCATTCACACGAGGAATAACATTACTACTCGAATAAACATGACCTATGTTTTTATATACAAATCCGCTCGAAGTTAATTTATTAATATTAACATCAATTACTTTTTGTCTATTAATATTTAAGTCATTGTTACTAACAAAGTCAATAGCCCCGAGCTTATGCGCAAATATCTTTTGTTGCTTTGTTCTTTCGAACTCTACTACAACATGAGCAGGAGATAGAATCGGATTACGTCTACCAGTCTTTTTTATACTATTCCAACTAGAAAGATTCATGGGGTATATAGATTTTCATAATAAAATGTTAAAGGAGAAAAATCTCTAATAGATGTAAAACCTATTTGCGCTCTATATAGCTTATAAGACGATATAGGAGACAGAGCGGATTGCGTTTGATTATTTATATCTACAACTCCTAAATATTCATAGTTGCAAGCTTCTCCTTCTTCATCTTCTTCTCCTTGAAATCCTGCGCAAAATCCTTCTATTACTGCGGGATTTTTTATCATGCTTTTAATATCTAATCTATTAATAGAATTCACAAAATCAAAAGAATATAAAATTTTAAGCATCTCCTGGTAAGAAAGTTGTGAACCTAATGGTAAATTAGTGGGATTTATGTAAGACTTTAGTCCTTCAATTATTTGCGACGAAAGAAAATCCACCGATCCCGAAATAGTAGTAGGATCGTAATATATCTCTATAGTGACATCTACAGGAATTATGTCTGGAGCTATGAAAGAAATATTTGTTCCTATTGTCACTCTAGATTTAATAGAGTTAATTAAAAAAGATAAATTAGACGAGCTTAATTCCTTACCATTTTCATCTCCTACACAAATTACTATATTTCCGGAAAATGATTCCGATAGATTATTTCTTTCCTCGTACGTAAGAACTTTTACAATATTAGTCTCAGGTACAAGAATTCTGACTTCATTTTCAAAATCTACAGAAGTAGTTAAATTTCTCCTACTTAAAACCTCAAAAGCTCTTTGCTTCATCTGAGATACGGATTCTGTATCAGTACCACCTACCGCTTCTGCCTCGTTTCTTAAAAATTCTAATCCGGCAAAATTTTTCTCTATTTTATTTATCTCACCAACTCCTACGTTATAAGCTGCTCCCCATCTTTCTGATTGACACGCTACTGTTTTAGAGAATTCAGTTTCTGGTATTCTAACTTCTTCCAAAGTTGTAAATACTTGTCCTCCATTTGCAACAAGTTTTGTTCCTCTAGGAATTATTAAAACTCTTAAAAATCCTGGCACTTTATAAAAAGTAACATCAACAAGCGACCTACTTCCTATTTTTCTTTGTACTCCTAATTGTCTAAGCCATTGCAAACTAAAGGCTTCAGGAAGATTATTCAGATAATAAAGGAGCTCAGATTGGGCAAAAGCCTGACCTTCACTGATTGCTGATAAAGGAGACGACGGAGTAAAGTCATTAAGATCTCCGCCAGATTCTAGATAAATTCTAGTTTGAATAGCCCGTACTAAAGCGTCAGTATTTCTACTATCAAGTTGTAGCGGAAGTATAGGACCGTAAATGTTAGCCATTAGAATGCTGGTTGAAAGTTTCTAGTCGAGGGTGTTGATCCGCCTTGAGGATCAGAATTTTCTTCATCAGGGACATTATTTAGATCTATTAGATTTCCATTTGACATAGTAGCAGGATCGAATGTTGTAAGACCATTAATTAATTCACCGACAAGAGAAATATTATATACTTGGCGTTCTGCATTTGCTACTTCAGGGAATTGACTTAGATACGATGCTGCCGAACCCGCAGGAGAAGAAATCTCTGATTCTATATCTGTATCAGAAATTGATTGAGCACCTATGGGGTTAAATAAATTCTCAAGAGGAGTTATAGACGGATAGTTAACATAACCCTGGTTAATAATATCTCTAAATCCTATCGGTATTGCAGATGAAGTTAAACCCGGGTACGCGATATCTTTCCAATAATCTTGAGGAGTTATGTATCCTTTGGTAAATTCTACTCCTCTAAGATCAGAACCCGTATCCGCAGAATTTTTTAGATTTATTCTAGCATTTACCGGAGGAACAGAAAGTTTAGTTTGAGGATTATTAGAAATAATTCTTGTCATAAGCGGAATATCAACCCCCACACCCTTAATATTTTCTAAATTTTTTGCAATATCAATAGACAGTTCTTGTAAAGAAGGCGCATTGGGCAAAACTCTAGAAAAAGTTATGTTAAGATAATCCGACATTATTGCCCCGTAATCCTCAACGCTATCAATAACAAGGGGTAATTCCGTATTTATTTTTTCCATTATATTATTCTTCCAATTAGGTCCAATGTTTACATCGATATAGTTATTAAACTCCGGATCACTATTATACTTACCTTCAAGTTCTGATACTATAGCAGATGTAAATTGTTCCGGAGAAACAAAAAAATCTGTAAAAATTGCTGATGGCCGATGCATATCCAGAAAACTTGTCGGAGATTCCGAATAAATTTGATTTTGTACTTCACGAAAATACTCGGGGTCTCCATACGCAACAGAAGCTAAGCCCCCTAACGTACTGAAACTATTAGTAATATAGCCGGTTTTCAAGATTAAAGATAGTTGTATATATCTATATTTAAACCGCAAAAGGTAGGTTAAAGTTTATCAGACGTATTATTTGTTATCAATGGCGGAAGCAACACTGCAGCAAATAACAACATCTTTGCCAGGAGAAGAACCATTTATTGGCGATCTTTCTGAGGGTGAAATTTGTGTTAATGTTGCAGATGGAAGAATATGGGCCGGAGATTCTATTTCTACTCCTATAGAAATCGGAGGCGCCGTAAAAAATTGTCCTATTGGCCCGTTGCTTTCTTCTAATTATTTGGACATAGATATTACTTCCGCAGACAATCTCCCCGTTCCTAATACTAATCCACTAGATGTTCCCCCAGGATTTTATAGAGAACAACGTATTTTTCTTAAATTTGTTCAAAATCCTCTACAAAATTTTTCAACATATTTTGACTATCCTGTTGATTGGGGAGTTGATTCTAGTTGGAAATTTGGAACAAATGTAATCACCTGGGGAGGAGATTCAGATCAACTAAACTTCGCAGCTAATAACCCCATAGACTTTTATAAAGCTCAGGGTAGAAAAATTTTAGTAGAATTAAGTTCTTTTGGCCCAAGTACAAAATGGATCGGAAGATTACTCTGGGTAAGTTCTATTACCCCGTCAACCTAGGCATATTCCTTAAAAACTAAAACATGGAAGAAATTGTAACTACATCTCCAAGAAGAACTGTTCTCTCAAAAATAACATTTGAGAATGGTTCAATTGTATCTAAAGAATATCTTAATAAAGTTCAAAGAGGTTCGAGTTTTTCCACAGAAGTTTCTAGGGAGGATTATTACGCTGAACCTACAGACGCAGAACATGCAGGGTGGAAGATAGGACAACGAGATGGTGTAAAAGACTGGGAAATTGCCGATCCTCGCAAAGAACCTGAATCTTCACTAGGACGTTTAGCACATGATGGTATAGTTCTTAAGTCATATGATCCGGACACGGGAATCAAAGTATGGGGCCCGCCAACTCTAATAGAAACAAGCACCGGTAGCGGGGTATATGGTGTTTGGGTAGAAGCAGGAAAAATTATCAGTAGAGATGGTCAACCCATTTCTTGGGAGATACAATTTGTCGAACTTCTTAGCGGATTAGAGACAAATTATTTATATATTGATGAAGCAGGAGCTAAAGAAAAAATTTCTAATAATGAAGCTGTAGAGATTTCTATTGGCTCTTCACTACCATCGGTATCTAATCCTCATATTCCTTTAGCAAAATTAACTCTAAATGCTGATGGTACGGCTCTCAGAGCAGATACTAATGGCGAAATAATCGGCACCGGATACGTTGATCTTCGTCCGAACCTATACGTGGGTAATCTTAATACCTATCCGCAGATTTTAAGAAACACAGAAATTATCGAGGATTCTTATTTTGCAAAAAGTTGGGAAAGAGTTATTGCAGATACATCCGCAGGATCACTAGTCATATCTTTGCCATCTGCGCCTACGGACTCAGATAGAGTTGCTATAGTTGATATCTCTGGGACTTTTGATAGATTTCCTATAGTAATTCGCCCAGGTGGCGATACTAAAATTAACAATTCTGTTGATGATTGGATTGTTAATATTAAAAACGCAAATATAGAACTGTTTTATCATGCTGCGACTCTGGAGTGGAAGTTTGAAGAAACGCCCGGAGGAGAATGTTCTCCTGTAACAGGAACATTCTTGAGTTGCGGAGGTAAAGAGTTTATTGGAACACGTACTGCTGGAGAATGCGTTGATGGAAAAGTTATCGAAGTTATATACCCTAACAGACCCGAAGGTGTATATCGCTATGAACCATCAACACAAAAATGTTATAAAGAATATTACGATTCAGTAGCGGTATTTGCCGACGGACGTGGCGGACTTATTAAAGTCCAAGATGCTCCTAGATGCGATCGTCCGGAAAACAACACGATAAATAACACAACAGTACGTAACATTATTTATGTCGATCCTGCTTCTGGAGACGACTCATTATCAAATACTGGATTCTCAGAAGAAGCACCTTTTCGCTCTATAGAACGCGCACTTATTGAAGCTGTACGTGAAAGTCGCAGAGCCGGGCAATATAATGATCGTTACGACCGCGTGGTTATTGAACTTGCACCTGGCGATTATTATGTAGATAATTCTCCTGGTGCAGGAAGTATATCCGGATTGACAGCGGATACGGGTTTAATACAAAGACTTGATACAGGATTTAAAGTATTAGCATCACAAAAAATAGATAGAGCAATAGTTATCCAAGTAGATTCTTTAAGTCCTACACTAACTCAGCCACCCCGAACCTTAAATCTTGGCAGAATTTTATATACTAGTTCCGGAGCAGTAGGTAATATTGTTAAAATTCAAAAAGAAAGTCTAAGTTCATCAATTTGGACCATAACTTTAGAATATGTAAAAGGTAGTTTTGCCGTTAATGACCAACTCTATTACGATGGGTTATCTTCAATTAATCCATCTGGCGGTGGTTTAATTGTTCCTCGGGGCATTTCTATTAATGGAGTGGATTTAAGAAAAGTTCGTATAAGGCCGATGTATGTGCCAGAACTTAATCCCATAGAAGAAGAACCTCAACGTCAAAAAACTTCAATTTTTAAAGTGACAGGTGGTAGTTATATTTCTCTAATTACTTTTACTGATAATCCTCAAATCTCAAGAAGCCATAACACTGTTACGTCTATCGGTTTTGCATCACAGGCAGAAATATTTGGAAGTTCAACAGAAACATCTTATTATTCCAAGATTAATACTCTCTTCGGGCAAAATGATGGCTGGGGGTCTGAAGGCCTTGAGGCTATTAATGCAGAAACAACTATTGTTGCTCCAATCTATGATTCTAAAGACCTTCGTCAGACAGACGCCGAAGAGAACCAAACAGGGATCCCTTTCCCAGACTCTAGACCAGATTCATCTATCTCCTATCCTGGCGCTACTAAGATAACGAGACAAGGCTCTGGAGATGTAAGAACTTTTGATCTTCCGGATATTAACTCTACAAGGTCCTCATCGCCCTATATCTTTAATTGTTCAGTTAGATCAATTTTTGGCCTAAATGGTCTTCATGCTGATGGGTCATTGGTATCTGGATTTAAGTCAATGGTGACTGCCAACTTCACCCAGGTGTCACTACAAACAGACCCAACTTGTTTTACAGACTCAAGTTACTATCTAGACCCACCTACAAATAAAGATAGTGGCGTTGGTAAGCAATATAGACCTTGTCCTCCTGATCCGTTTAAATATCGCCATTTTGGTTTTAGGGGTAGTAATGACGCCACCATCCAATTAGTAAGTTGTTTTGTTATTGGTAACGCAGATCACTTTATATCAGATAGTGGAGCAGATTTATCAATCACAAACTCTTGTTCGGACTTTGGAGATATTTCACTTCATTCAGTTGGTTATAAAACCCGTTCTTTTAGTCAGGATCAAGGCATACCATTTAATACCTATTCTGGAACAAGAATATTAGAAATTATTCCACCTAAACCCTTAACGTATAATAATCTACCGTCTGGCGCTCCTGCGACACTTGTCGATACCGAAATAAATACTAGTTTAGTTATTGATTATGATCTGACTAAAAACTACTATGTAAATAATTCTAGTAATGGAACGCCTCCCAGTAATATTAGACTATATGTTAGAAATACTAATATAAGCGCTCCATTTACTATTTCAGAACCCCCATCTGCTAGAAAAATGGGATTTGGGCAATTTACTTATACAAGAGAAAAAGCAGATGGAACTTTTGAACTTTCAGGTGGAACATCTAAGGCAAATAGAAAAAGATTTTTTATAAAGGGGGTCAGTGAAACAGGTGAGTCTATACTTCATGCGGGAGATATTCAATTAGCTTCATCAACCTCCCCCGGCTTTGAATATCTTGATTCTTCTTCTAAAATTTTTGTTTGGGACGCTTCAAATAGTTGTTGGTACGTAGATGTAAGAACAAATAATATTATCGAAGAAGCAACCGATACAGATAATGATGGATATATTTTAAAGAAAATAGACTATGCTTTTAGATATAAAATTCTTACAAATCCCATAGGGTCAGAACTTTTTTATAAAGACTTAGATTTTATTTCTACAAGAACACCCATAACAACAGTAAGGGGTATCGATCGTAGAAAAAATGACGATAGAGTATATAGAGTGGTATTAGATGGATTTATAAGAGATCAAGGGATAAGAAGGCCACAAAACTTCTATATTCTTGAAAAACAAATAGGTGTAAGAGGATATCCTCTTAACGCTGGATCGGTATTGGGTGACGATCCTTTATCTATCTCTTTAATAAGAGAATATGACGAAGTTTTCGATCCAGAATCCTATAGAGATAGATTAGCAAAAAAACTCCCTGGAGATGGCAGATTTGTAGTATATCTTACTCAGGCTTCTCAGGCAAGAAAGGTTGCTTCTGGGGATCTTTATCCGCCAGTAGATTTTGATGAGCCAGAATTAACTAATGATCCGCAAGAATCTATTACAAGAGAAGCTATTGTAAAATTTGCTGAAAGGCCGGGAGTTTATTTAAATAGAGCAGTTGAACCTAATGAAAATACTATTTCTGTAAAAGTAACCGCAAATTCATCTACCTCCGGCATTCTCATCGGGCTTCGCAGACCGTCTATTATCCGTGCTTCAGGCCATACCTGGGAATGGACAGGATATCTTAACTATGACACAGCCTTCCCTACCTTCCAAGGTGAACCATTAGAGCAAGATTTTGCTCTAGGTAAGATTATTGTCGAATCAAGGGGTGGTAAAGTTTATGCCACAGGAATGAATGAAGAAGGAAGTTTTTATATTGGAACTACTGTCTTTGATCTTAGAACCGGGCAGCAATTTGCAATTCCACTAGAGGCGGATAATGAACCAGGTTCGGTAACAAATCAAGTTTTTGAGAGCGTTGTAATAAAATCTAATCTTTCATTGGGTGATGGAGGTTCGATGTTCTTTGGTAGCGATACCTCTATATACTTCCATCCGCTTACAACTTTTAATACTATTACCGGCCCAATCACCGCTAGTTCTTCTCCATTGCCCGAAGTTTATGCAACAAATAGCAAAGCAGGTATAGTACAATTAGCTACTACGCAGGATATAAGAGGAGCGGCTAAAGTAGGAAGTAGAGGCGTAGCGGAAAAAGTAGTAGTATCAGCAGCGCAACTTTCTGATGAATTAGCAGTTAGATTTGACAATACTTTAGAGGCAGGAACTGGAATATCAATAACAAAAAGCTCTTTTGAGTTGCCTGGCGGAGATCCTGCGGATCCTGCTGATAATATCTCGCAGTTCTTAGTAGAAGCAGGTCTACCAAATAATTCTGACATTGTTCCTTTTGCGGGAATAAGACTAGGTTCAATCGGTGGGCAATCTGTTACATCAATTGTAAATAGTACTACTGGGATTAGTAAAACCGCCCCATCTGATGAAAAATTAGTTACAGAAAAAGCTCTTGTTAAGCATATAGAAGCTACGCCACTAGTCTTTATGTTGCCTAGTTCTTCTGCTGAAGGTCTTGCCGATTTACAAACTACAGCCGCTGAATTCCTTACTGCTGTAGCTCCTCCTGGATCATATCCGCCAGGTCAGGTGGCTAGAGTAATTACAAGAGCATTATCTATTAGTTATACACCATCGAATGCAGTCGTAAATTATGCTGGGGCTATTGGTTGGTATGGTGTTCAATCTGTTAGTTTTACTGCAGGTTCACTATCATACTCATTTAATAACGCCGCAGGTAGTACTGTTCTAGTATTTAAGACGAGTTCCGATTCGACCGCATGGACCCTTCAGAGTTAACAAATTCTTATAACATAAAAATTTTAGAAAATTATGTTACAAATGTAACTGAAATACTTGAGGAAGTATATAAACATCCAAAAGACTTGTTTAAAAGTAGATCTGAAGGTCCTGGATCATATAAATTTATAACTTTGGATGGTAAAGGGGCGTCTATGAGTACTATGATGTACCATAATTTTTCTAAAAAATTAAAAAAACTCTGTATAAAAACAGTAAATTTTGGCAAATTTTTTCCCCCCGACCAAATTGCGATAAATAAATACCCCCCAGGGTCTTATCTTGGTAAACATAAAGACGGAACTGGTAAATATTGGAAATTTCAATTAATTTTTCTTCAATCTACTAAGTCTCATTTTACGTGGTATGATAGAGAAAATAAACCGCATCTTGTTGAAGAAATACCTGGTCGAGGGTTAGAAATCCCAGTGCATATTATACATGAAAGTACCGAAATTGATCAAGATGAAACTACTAAATATAGCATGGTATTTATCTGGGATAATTAAGTTGAAAGATTTTAATAACGTTATAAAATGAAAAAGTTTTTACTTTTTAATAAAGAATCTGGTTCTTTTATTTCTCTTGTAGAACCCGAAGGTTTTAATCCCGAGGCTATTGATTCGAATCTTCTTCTAGTCAAAGAAGTAGAGATGGGAGAAAATGACTTCTGGTACGGTGATTATGAGACGGGCAGAGTTTATAAAGGAACAGATATTGTTGTAATTTCACAGCAAGAAGTTCGTGATAGCGCAATTAGAAAAATTTTCTCTAAATATTTCTTCATCGACCAGATTAAAATTATTACAGACCAATTAAAAACCATGGTTGATTCGGAAAATCAAACGCAAGAATTTAAAGACATGGTGGAATTTATCGATCAAGTGCGTTCTGAATATCATGCAAAGAAAGAAATATATTCTTCTAATCCCGAAATGTATATTTGGGTAACTGATGAAGAATCACGACAACAACAAGAAGGACGTTACAAAGGCTTCTTCTAAACGCATGGGATTAAACCTCTCCCGTTCGACTTCTGGTAAAAAAGCCCGTGCTCCTAAATGGTGGGGGAGAATGGTAGAAAATCTTCCTAAAATTTATATTCAGGCTATTAGACCAAAAACCTGGACCCCGCACCTCGCTCAAAAATGGATAAAAGCGGTGCCTTCTAAATGCCCCTTTGAAAGACAAATTTGGTGGGGTGATCGGCTATTGCTATATATCCCGCCCCTCTGCCCCCTCAATCCGCTATCCTCACAACTTTACGAAATTCGACTAGAGGCTCAAACTTATCTTGCAAACCTACAACCCCGTCAATCGCCCAGTAGTCAGTTTATAGATTGATATACCACCACCCCACGAACCGGGCCAATGTGTGGTATAATATATCAAGAGTTAAAGAGAGATCTTTTACTCCAAAGAGACACCTACTAAGTGAGTTTTAAAAAATGTCCGCAGCAACTTTTTCCGTTACGACCATTGACCTGAGCACTAACGCTCCGCAACTTGCCCCGCTCAGTGGCCGTGAATATACCTCTGAATACACCTCGCTTCCTAACGCCAATTTGCCTAAGGGTTTGCGTAGGGACCTCGATACTGTATTTCAGTTTCTAACCAACGAGGAACTTCCACTCGATGAGAACACTTTCCTCATCAAGTCTCGTGATGGTATTTATTTTCGCCTCTTCGGTCCTGTTCTGAAAGCCGGAGCGACTGGAGTGGAGGGCACAGAAGATGGCCAACTCTACATTCAATGGGGGCCACGCTATCTGCCCCTCGGTATTACCAAGGGCGGTTTTGTAAAGCCCGATGGTACTGAGATTGAAGCCGAATTTGGTTCATATAACTTCTCTGGGCGAGGAGAAGATCCCGCGCTGTTTGTCAGTGTTGATACAGAAAATGGTCAACTGGTTCTTCCGGTGGCCGTACGTTTTACCGACTGGGAAAATCCCACAGAACCTAAGGCTCTTAACGCTCTTCTCAAGAAGAAGCCCGGGGATGTGGTAACTTTGATTCAAAAAGTTACCCCCAAAGGTGCCGGGGCAGGCGGTCCTCGTATTGAAGCCGATAGCGAAATTGATTTTCGTGAGCTGGAGGTAAATGTCCCCTATGAGGTAATTAATTACTATCCATGTAAAACCACGTATGGTTTGACATACAGGATCATGATTAATAACTATCCAGAAGAAGGCCAAGTAGCCGGCGCCTGGGCCCATAGCTCCATTCGTCCGCTCCTCTCTACTAAACCCGAAATCAATAGAGAAAAGCCCGCAGTTTTGACTTTGCGTTCTAAAGAAGAACTGGATAATGGTAAAATTCGCATTCGTTCTACCTTGCTCCTGAGTCGTCAAGAAGCTTCCGATGAGGACCTCAATCTAGATTTTTAGGCTTAAGTCCTGATTTTTAACCTAGAGGTAGCTCCGAGAATTTCTCGGGGCTATTTCTTTTGGGTTTAAAGACTCATACAGAGCGTATTATCTATGGATCACAAACTAATCATACCAGAGGGCTGGGAGGTTGCCTCCTATGCCGAACCTGGCACCGATACAGGGAAAACAAAGAAAAACCTAGAATTAGTAAAACCTGGTCCCCAATCCGGTGAAGATGATTATCATTCTCAATACGTAGATCCCGAAGGCGCTTTCGGTGCGGCTAAAGTTGGCGGCGGAGAGACACCCTCTTACGAAGGACCACACGATAAAGACATGAATCCAGAAGGCAAATCTGGTTATGATGTGGGACAACTTCATGTCGAGCCGGGTGAGATTGTTGTGGAGCAAGGAGTACAACATAGACGTTCTTATTTTCTTGTTACCCACCCCGATGAAGAATATTTCTATTCGGTGATTCCTAAGATAAAAAGTACATCTGAAGAGTATAAGAGTCCGAAGAAGCGTACCCGCTCTGAGGCGCTAGAGATGGCCTACAAGGTGCTTAATGCCACGCTTCCTGAATCGGTTTCTGACCAGATGCATTATACATATCCGGAAACGGAGATTGTAGTTAAATCCACAGCAAGCCAGCAGCATATGTGACCACCGCGTAAACGCGGTAAAACCAACTCATGGTAGAATAAGGGAGATTAAGTCAAATTTTTTTCATTCAGTGTCCAATCTCCTACTCATATCTGATGTTCACTCTAGAGACGATGCGCTCTTCCGCCTAATCGATAAACTCTCTAAGCCAATCAATTCAGGAGCACATATCGTATTTCTCGGGGACTTGTCAGATTGTAGAGATAAATTATATAGGCCTCAATGTTCTTTTCTTAAAGTATATAATTTGGTAAGACAACTTTGCGATGAAGGGTATGCCACTCTTCTTCACTCAAACCATGGTCAAAATTTAACAGATTACTTTTTAAATCGTCGAGACGTTCGTAAAAATATTGTAGGATTTAAAGATACAATTAATGAAATCGAGACTCTGGACAAACCTATTCAGAACGAAATGATTCTGTGGTTGGATTCAAGACCTCTTATATACACTTATAATTCCGAAAGCGGAAAAACATATAAAATAGCCCACGCTTTTTATCAAAAAGATATTGAAGCAAAATACTCCGAAGGAGGTATTACTCCGGAGGAGTTAGATTTTACGCTAAGAGGAAGAAAATCGTCCTGGTTTTGGAAAGGACGCAAAATAACTAAACGAACAGGATTCTGGAGAAATCCGGATCGTTGGGGAGCCAACGGATCAGACGTTCTCTGCTCGGGGCATTGGGCCACAACATTAGTCGAATCTAACTGCGTGGTTAATGATCCTGGCGGAGATGCTACTGACGGAACTCTAGGAGTTTTTGATTGTAATAATCACAACTTAACTATTTACGAAAATAAATGACTAGCATTCTTGACCATAATAAGATGGTCTTTAAAAAAGACAATGGATTTGATTTTCCAGAATTTTATGATTATTATGAACGTACTGTAGCTAGCGTATGGCGGCACCAAGAGGTGGCAATGGAGGGAGATCTTAGAGATTGGCAATTCAACTCAACACCGGACGAAAGAGCCGTTATAGCCGGCATTTTAAAGGGCTTTGTAAGCGCTGAGTTGGGAATTGGTTGTTACTGGGCCGATGAGGTTTGTCGCATTTTCCCCAAGCCTGAGATCCAGGCAATGGCCCGTGCCTTCTCATTCTTTGAGACAATTCACGCTGCTGCCTACTCCTATCTTAATGATGTTCTTGGCCTTAAGGAATACGAGGAGTTCATCAACGATCCTGTTGCCTGTTCCAAGATCGATACTTTTTTTCAAAAATACCCAGACAAAGTTTCTCTCGCCGTGTTCTCAGGAGCCGGAGAGGGCGTATCACTATTTAGCTCATTCGCTGTATTACTAAGTTTTAACAAAGATGGACGTTACAAGGGCCTCGCGCAGATCATCTCGTGGTCGGCGATTGACGAGCAGACGCACTCGGAAGCAGGGTGTAAGTTATTCCGCGAACTTATCAACGAGACTGGAATCAGTAAAGAGGAGGAAGAAGCGATCTATGAGGGCTTCCGTCTTGTGGTGGGCAAAGAGTTCGCTTTTATTGACCACATTTTTAATGTTGCATATATTGGCTCGATTAACGCTGATGAGTTGAAAGCTTACATAATGAATCGTGCCAATGAACGACTTCTTACGCTTGGATTGCAACAAATCTTCCACCTATCTACTGAAGAGCTTTCAAAGGCAAAAACTATTAGCGCTTGGTTTGAGCCTATGATTAAAGGGGCTAGTAATTCTGATTTCTTTGCTCAAAGTAAATCTGGTGATAATTACGTAGCTAAACCTTCTCAGGATTATATGAGCGTAGATCTTACAAGCATAGATCTAGAAAAATGTCTTTCTTATACATAAAAATTTATGGCAATTCAACCTCATCCGGACAGAGTTGAAAAACTCATGGCAACTGACCACGGCACGGTGTGTTTAATTACAGATAACCGAGCCGATTTATACATAAAAAAATCTAAAGAAAAACTTAATAAACCCCCGGCAAATAGGCTTTCGAGGCCATGCGGCGGAAAGGGAGGATTTGACGATTATGTCGAGCGATGGTATGGATGATTTTGTAAAACCTGAGGGTTGGAAAGTTAAAGGTCGGGATCAGGGCGGCAGAAACTATTCCGACTCCGGAGAGCAATGGAAGCAATGGAAAGATTCCCCATACGAAGTAAGTAGTAGTGGTAAAGTTCGTCGTAAAGGCGATGCCGAACACCGTAAACCTCGCGATGATGATCGTAAACACCAACGTGTTAATCTTACTTGGAATGGTAAGCGAGAAGAACCGCCTTTACATCAAATGGTGATGGAATTATTTGGCCCACCTAGGCCCAAAGGGAAACATATTGTTATCCTTCACAAGGATAATGATGGTACAAATAATGCAATTTCTAATCTGAAATGGGGAACTAGATCTGAGAACGTACAACAAGCCCATGACGATGGCTTAATTAAAAATAAAAAGTAATCGCGTAGTTGTTAGTAGATTAGTTACTAACTAACAACTATGCTACTTTATTTTGTTATAATATAGAACCAATTAAAATTACTATGTCCGAACCCCAAGTCCCCTCGTGGATGTCAAAAGAAGCCATCGATACCCTATCGAGAGGATATCTATATCAGGGTGAGACGCCCAGAGGTATGTATGAAAGGGTGGCTAATCAAGCCGCTAAATTACTCAATTACCCCGAGCTCTCAGAAGATATTTTTGAAGTACTATGGAGGGGATTTCTTGGCTTAGCAACTCCCGTGGCGAGTAACTTTGGCACTTCGAGGGGGCTCCCCATCAGTTGCTACTCTAATCACGTCTCTGATTCCGTACCCTCTATCTACTCCCACCTGAAGGAGTCAGCAGCTCTCTCCCAGCATGGTGGCGGAGTGGGTACCTACTTTGGAGACATTCGTCCCGCTGGGGCTCCTATCTCATCAGGGGGAAAGAGTACAGGTATAGTGCCCTGGATGCGGCAATATGATCAATGCGCGGCCGTTGTCTCCCAGGGTGGAGTAAGACGCGGTAGTTTCGCTCTATACCTACCCATTGACCATCCTGATTTGCCTGAAGTACTTCGTGCTAAAGACCATTCACAAGGCGATCCACGCGACTTTATTGATAGCAACGTGGCCGTAACAGTAACTGATGAGTGGGTAAAAGAATTGCTCGCGGGCGATAGAGACAAACAAAAACTCTTTGGCGAGGTACTTAAAGCCCGCCTTGTGTCAGGGTCTCCTTACATCATCTTTATTGACAATGCCAACAAGGCCAATCCAGATTGCTACACACAACGTGGCTTAAGTGTTAAACTATCAAATTTGTGTAGCGAAATTTTTCTCCATACTGATGAAAACCATACTTTTGTATGTGTTTTATCCTCGCTAAATCTTTCTCGATGGGATGAATGGAAAAATTGGACCGCTCCTGTAACAGGCAAAACTGTCCCTGAGTTGGCTGTGTATCTCCTTGACGCGGTTGTAGAAGAGTTTTGCCATAAGGCCGAACGTCTTACTTCCTTGGGTAGGGCTGTAAGATTCGCTCGCAAATCTAGGGCTTTAGGCCTGGGTACTATGGGTCTTCATGCTCTTTACCAATCTAAAAATTTGCCCTTCTCATCCGAAGGAGCTCGCGATCTAAACATTGAAGTACATAAATTTATCAAAGAGAAAGCGCAAAAGGCTTCTCGTGAGATGGCTATTGCCTATGGCGAGCCAGAATGGTGCCAAGGCACCGGCCTCCGTCATACCCATCTCATGGCAATTGCCCCAACCAAATCTAATTCCGTGATCTGTGGTGCCGGGAGCGAGGGAATTGAGCCTATTGACGCCAACTATTACGTAGCCAAGCAAGCTAAGGGGACATTTGTTCGTAAGAATAAATACCTAGTAGAACACTTGGAGCGCATCGGACGTAACACCGAAGAGACCTGGGAATCTATTCTAGAGTTTCGTGGATCAGTGCAACATCTAGATTTCCTTGATGCCCACTCTAAAGAGGTATTTAAAACTGCACGTGAAATTGACCAATTTGAGTTGATCCGTCAAGCCTCAGATCGACAAAAGTATGTTTGCCAAGGTCAATCTATCAATCTCTTTGTCGATCCCGAATCTACACCTGAGTATCTTTTCAAGCTTCATTTAAGTGCCTGGAAAGGAGGACTTAAATCTCTCTATTATTTGAAGAGTTCATCTTTGCTTATTAAGAAAAAACCATCAGGGCAACAAAAAATTGCCAAAATTATCACCAAACAAGAATGCCCTTATTGCTCCATGGCTAAGTCACTTCTCCGTAGTCAGGGTTGGACAATTAACGAAGTAGATCGGATGAATGTTCCCGATTCTGAATGGCATTGGAAAACCGTTCCGCAGATTTGGCTCAATGGTCAGCATGTTGGTGGTTATACCGACTTGGCAGAAAAACTCGGTCATAGGGAAAAATCTTATGGTGAATGTGTGGCCTGTGAGGGTTAATTTATGAAAACTTATACCCATCATAAGATTCCACAAAGCAGAGGAGGGGGCGATGAAGATTGGAATTTAATACAACTTAATGCTTATGAGCATGCATATGAACATGCTTTGGATTTCGTTCTTTTTGATTCTTCTCCATCATTTGATTGTAGACAACCAGGTTGGAAATTACTTCCAAAGGATCTACAAAAAGCCGTAAAAGCTGAGATTTCTAATCGCATGAAAGGAAACACATACGCTAAAGGACATGGAGAATCAAAGCGTGGAAATAAAAATGGAATGTGGGGAAAAAGAGGAGCACTTCATCCTGGTTATGGTAGAGTAAGACCAGAAGAAGAACGTAAAAGGATTTCTAAAGCTAATAAAGGAAAATCAAAACCCCCAGAACACCGTCAAAAGATTTCAAAAGCTCTTTTAGGAAAAAAGAAGAGTGAAGAGTTTAAAATTAAAAGATCCAGAGACGCAACTGGTCGATTTTGGGTGACAGATCCTGATGGATGTGGTAGAATGTTAAAAAGAGGAACTCCTCTACCTCCTGGATACGTTCTCGGAAGACCTAAATTGTATTAATTTTTTTTAATCATGGATCTTGTTAAGTTTATCAATGAGGGATTTAATGCCCAACAAAAGTATGCAAATAAAGTAGGAGAACTTGGCCCTAATGATTTGGCTGAGATTGATAAAATGGTAGCCCTAGGACTTCCCCAGCATGACGCTCTTCCTTTTCGTTATGCCAAAATGATTGAACATTTCGGCCACCTTATAGAGGAATCTATTGAGGCCCGGGTGTATGTCCCGCGCCGGAGTTGGAAGAATGGTGAGCGTAGTTTCATGGATAGCGATGAACTTCGCCGAGAGTTTATTGCTGAAATGTACGATATTCTTTTATTTTTTCGTGCTATTCTGGCGTATGCCGGGGTCAGTGGTGAGGAGTTTGCTCAGATCGCCGCTGAAAAACAGGCCTATAATCAAGTAAGACCAGATCATAACGTAAATGGAACTGCCTCAGTTATTGCCAATCCATCAGAAGAACTCCAAGGTTTTTGTGAATCTGCTTCGTTTTAATTGAATTTATAATGCTTATTCCTCGTCAGCGACTTATTCAGAGCATAGATCTATGTTTTTGTGATGCATGCGATGGTAGAGGATTTCTTATTCTTGAAAAAAATTCGCCGGATGGGCGTATATTACCCAATGAAATAAAGGAGTGTGAAGTTTGCGATGGTACCGGAAAACATAAAAACAATCAGACCTAATACACAAGTATTAGTTCTTAACGCATCCTATGAACCTCTTCACATCACAAGCTGGAAAAGAGCTATTATTCTACTTTTAAAGGAAAAAGCTGCTATAATCTCAGCAAAAGTTATCCGACTCGTGGAATATATAAGAATTCCTTATATTAAAATCAACTCTGTTAAGCCATCGCGCAATTTAATTTATAAAAGAGACGGGCACAAATGTCAATATTGTGGTTCGACAAGGCGTTTAACAATTGATCATATAATTCCAAAAAGTCGCGGAGGACAAGATACTTGGGACAATATGGTCGTAGCATGTTCCTCATGCAATATAAAAAAGGGAGATACATTGCTCGAGCAGACAGGAATGAGATTAATTAAAAAACCTTTTACCCCTACCAATAAATTTCTTTTGAATCTTATTGATTCAGAGTCCGCGGAATGGACTCAATATGCTATAGGTTAAAGAGTTAATAGATCGTTCATCGAGACTTAGTCTCGACGGAAGTAAGCCGACTCGGAACGGATCGTTCAGCCACAATTAATCTGGCCGCAAAAGCCGACTGAAGGAACGCACCAATACCATAATAAGTAATGGAGCAAACCTAATGTCTAAACTAATTTACAGAGGCGTAGCCTACGACCCTCAAGATCGTTTCTTTCAAAATCAAGAGCAAATTCAACAACAAGCCCAGCAATTACCACCTCATACTAAAGTATATAGAGGAGTAAAAGTTGTTGAGGAAAATAAAAATGAATAAATCTATTAACGTTCTTCAGTTAATAAAAGAAAAAAAGCAAAAAGAAGAGCGTCGTAATAAAGCCTCCCTGGCACAAATAACAGGGAAGTTCAATGAACAACCAATATAAATATCATTTTGATGATATGGATAAAGATAGTAGGCCTCCTGCTTGCTATCTTTTGAGGTACCGAGGATGTGTATATTGGTCTTGCTATAGAATACAACTCAAAGAATGGTTTGAAAAAATATTGTGTATAGAAATCGATTAAAGTTCGAAAGAGAGGAGTAAGTGCCTCTCTTTTTTTTTGCCACGCGCAACAATGACTTTTTATTTTTCCTTTAGTAAAGAAAAAGTATTTGAGATATTCTGGAAATTTTTTAGACTTTTTATAGATCCTGTTCTAGACTTTTTAAATTCTAAAATTTTAAAAAAATATGGATTTAAAAACTTACAGGTTGTTTTTGATGAGCTGGATATTTTTTGGTTAAGAAATGGTCCTCATAAAAACTATTCCGAGTCTCAAGTAAGATTGATTATCTCGATGTTTCTTAAGGCAGCAGAAGATGAGCACATAACCCGGAAAGAACTTATTGCCTTAGTGGATTATGTTCAAAGAAAATGGACAAAATCTGAAGCTTTAAACAAAGTGCTTATAGCCACGGATGAAGTCATTGAGGCTCGTGTAGAAGCCACTATAGATCAAGCCGTTGAGCTTTATGAGAAGACCTACGAGGAAAAACCACAAACCCCTGAGGAGTTTATCGCGAATACTGCAGAAATCATCTTCCATGAGCCGGATGGGAGCGAGGCTCAGGCGCTCCTTGGTGGAATGATGCAAATTCGCAACAAACTAATCCATTAGATTTTTATAACGCCCAGACTGGTTCCATAGGGGCTTTAGTGGCCGTGTTATTTTGGCGAAGAATCTTATAACTCCCATCTTGCTTGGTCTCCGGATCAATCCATTCACGATTGCCCTCTAAAGCTTCAATGATCTCACCCACCCAATCTGCAGCAGTTGTGCATGGGACGTTCTGACAGATGACATTACTGTGCTTAGTTGGAATATGGACTTTGGTGGCGTAGTCCGGTGGAAAGCCCATCAGTGCTAGGCCTTCAGCCACTGTAAGCCAACGATCCTCATAGGGATGCATAAGCATCGGAAGACTCTTCCACATAAGCGCCTGTGTGCGTACCCATGCAAGTTTCATGCTTCCGTCCATGATATTTTTTCCGGCACGTTTTTTCTCTAAAGTATAATTAAGCCAACGATTTATCCTCTCATCCCTTACGACTCTGCAGGCCTCCTCAAGCCAACCGGAGTCATAGATCACATTCCATACACTTACCATGCGCTTAGATGCTACATGGGCGAGAATGTCTTGTTTTGTAGAGCCGGTGTATTTGGATTCAATAAATTGCCATAAAGGATCGGAGGAAGGAATGGGTTTATTACTCACGGATTCCGATGGGGCAAAATCACCTTTCTTGAGGAACTGATGGAAAGGCGTATATGGTTTTTTAATCGGCTTGAGTACGGGGACTTTGCTACCTTGCCACAAGAAAAAGAAACTCCGTGTCCGTTCTTGCGGGATTCCATGGTTAAGAGACGTGGTTTTCACCAGACTCATAGTATAACCATGGCGCTGAGCAAGATTATTGATTCGCTCAGCAAATTCTTCCCCCATTTTAGAATATAGAGCCGGAGCATTCTCTACAATCATGGCCTTAGGCTTAATTTTGGACATGGCAAACTCAGACCCATTGAGCATGTGCATATTGCTTGGAGCGCTACATCCTCGGGGATTATTTACTTTGTCTCCGGACGTGGTATTTCCCATGCTTAATCCTGCGCAGGGCGGAAGACAAGTTACAATATCTACATGCTGAGTAGGATATTGCCCTTCATCCAACTCGTAATATGGAACTTTGTCAAAGTACTTCAGGCAATACTGATCATTGGCTCCAAAAGTACTCCCCCAAGATGCAATCCACTCAGGATTTCTATTTAATGCTCTAGTGGCTCCAAGAACGCTACCCCCAACAAGAGGGATGACATGGCCATGGGTATATTTTGACATGGTATAATTACTTTATGGAGGTCTTTAGACTGATTTGATTTAAATTGTTTGGGTTTAAAGACTAATTAAATAGCGCGTAGACTATGCTCGGGGATTATGCCCCTCAGGATTGGGGAATCGCAGATAAAACTGAATGGGTAGCGGAACAGCCACTTGAGGGCGAGGCTAGGATGCCTGCTCTTGAGGGCGTGGATGTTGTTGGGTTTTGTGAAGTAATAAGTTTTGCTGCTGGGCAATTTATACCTGACAATGTAAAGAAAATGGCTGCGGGACAACCTAACTACACGTTTAGAAATCCTCAAACAGGGCAGACTTATATCAAGAGAAATGGGCACTGGACGGTTAGTCAACAAGATGGAAAGAAAATCCAAGAAAAGATGAGCAATGCGATAGATCGTGGTAATATACCAAAAGAACATCTAGACGAACCAAGGTCTCGATCAGAAGTTAAACCTAAACTTAAATCTAAACCCAAACAAGAAACGCAACCCGAACCAGCACCTGAACCAAAACCCAAAGTCGAACAAAAACCAGAGATTCAAGAAAAAGCTCAACCTGATCCGCTCCAGGAGAAAAGCTCTGCTTCCAACATTTACGCAATAGATCAGTCAACTACAGAATCCATTTCCAGAGTGAAGAGCTTAAGCTCCGCACCGGCCACTGATCCTACTTTCAAATCAGGACAGATCGCTTTCAAGCAAATCGAAGACCACTACTCTAAAGTTTCTCCTTACGAAGAGGCCCTAACTAAGCTCTCCGGTAAAGGCGGATTCGGGAATAAGATTATGTCCGCGCTTTTAAAGGACTTTGATCTTGATCAACAAGTTGAGATTAAAAAGAAAACTTTTGTTACTCCAAGAAAGATCCTTGAAGACGCGGGCCTTGACGTGAATAACCCAGAAAAAGTTCAAAAGTTTCGTTCTTTATTGCAGTCCTTAAATTCTCACCTAGGTCCTGACGGCGGCTGGACAACCTCTCCGACTCACTCTCTGTCGGAAGGCCTTGGATTTTTTGAAGCAGAGCACGTCCAGCATAGATCTGATATGGCGGATCCAAAAACGTTACCTTCGGATCTAAGAGTTAAGGCTTTTTCAACTGGAGCGGACTTTCAGGATTCTTCAGCTTGGGCGGATATGACTCCTCAAGAGATCGATTTAGTATTCCATCTTCTACCCACAGCAGCGCAAACGTCATTGAAGAAGAGTGGATCTCCTGATAAGTACTATGATCCTTTGTCGCCTGGAGGGCAAAGTAATAACCCTACAGATCTTCGCGGAAGACTAGCTTTGTTTATGTGGGCAAAACAAGGTGGTCGTGATGGTTACTCTCTGTCAGGAATGCAAAGATCGCCAGGCGAGTTTCAGGTGGAACACGTACAGGATCTATCGTCCGGTGGTAAAGATACCGCGTCTAACTTTGTGATGCTGCTAAAGAGAGTGAATGAACCACGTTCCAGTCTTCCACTACCTACATTTGTAGAGCAGGCGTCAAGAAGAGCCAAAGAAGTAGAGAAAAACCTGGCTGATCCAGGTGGAGAGTTTTTACAAACAAGACTTAAAGCTCTGCAGCAAAGAGGAGTGCATGACTCCCTTAGCGACAGTTCTAATCCTTTGCTTGGATCCATTTCTAACCTGTCTAGTCCAGAATTTTTTAAACTCGTGCAAAAAAATTCGGAGTCTCTTCCAGAAAATCTAAGACCATCCATAGATGAGTTTAATAAGTTCGCGGATTCAGTCAATTCTATAACTGATCCAAGTACTAAGATTTCGGATCTAAGCGTTGCTCAAATGAACCAACTTCTTTCCTCACTGGAATCATTTGGCGCTAACCCCGACAAAGTTAAAGAGTATCTTGGCAGGTCAGTGTTCAACAACTACCATGATGGTAATAGAATCCAATCTATAAAATCCGATGGAACTATAGTTGCTGGACGCGGGGGGACTAATTCCGCTCCGGCACCGCTACAGTTTCTTGAGAATAGACTTATGGGCAGACCAGAATCTGTATCTCCAGAGGAGTATGGTTCTGGGCTAGCGTTAGTATCCAATGCTCATGATAATATAAGAAACGCGAGAAATAAGCTCATCGAGAATGGCGGAGGAGATTTTTCGCAATTCCACGAGGCTTTAGGGGATTCTTTAATGACAATATGCGGATTAGACGAAGGGTCTCCTGAGTGGATACGTAATAGAAAGATTAGTACCAGAGACCTCTCTAGAACTATCGAAAATTACGTAGGTACTTTTCCACCAAATAGACCTGTTGGAGGCCAGCTCGCGAGCTTATACGTGTCCGCTGCTCTTGACTACCACGGGTTCAGCAAAGAACAACTTGATAATCCCGACGCAATTAAGAAAAAAGCTGATAGAGTAAAAGTCTTAAAAATCAAATCCACCTTGGACCAAATAACTCAAGGTACTAAATCATGAATGACAGATTTACAAGCGTTATAGAAAACACGCTCTATAAGTTAAATACAACTTTAGCAGACCTAGGGCTCTCAACAGACGAGCTTTACGCGTACGCCAAAAAATACAAGTTTAATACCAATGAGCTTGAATCTTTTATTACTGAAAAGCACAACAAAGCAAAAAAACAACCATCTAAAGTAAACCTAACAGAGTCGGACTACTTGGAAATACTCAGAAGAAAAAAGCTAAGGGAAGGTGCCAATTACGCCGATTCCATGGTATTCTATAAAGGAAAAGCGCTGGGGCGCTGCCCGGCAGGAACAACACGCGCTGGTAAAACGTGCGTTCCTGGCGCCTCAGCTACGCCAAATGGCCCCGGGTATAAACAAACTGACCTCGGCGGATTATCGCAGGCTCAAGTCCAAGCTCTATCCAAAGCCAAATCCACCGAAGATATTATTAAAGCACATAAAAAATTTAACAAAAATGATTGAAAGAATTGCAAAGCCCGTCCGGTTTGATAAGGACGTGCCCTGGCTCGTAGTAGCCCATGATGGCGAGAAATTTTTCGTAGCAAAAGAAGATGTAATTGCCGAAGACCCAACAATGGAACTCATCGAGATGGGAAGTCGATCCCTGCTCCAATGGGCCATAGAGTATCAGTATCCGCTTCGTAAATTCGTCAAGCTTCAGCGCCTTCTTGTGGAGAAGTATTTCGGACCCTAGACAAATTTAACATGGTTGTGGTAAAATGGTCTCATAACCCTAACAAGAGAGTCCATGCCACAACCCTGTCTATCCTTCGACCTTCAGTATATTAAAATTGCTCGTGAAATCCTTGATAATGGCATCGAGATTGTAGGTCGTAATAATCTCCGTTATAAACAAATTTTCGGACAAACAATCAAAGTTGATTTACGAGATGGTTTCCCCGCGCTCACTCTTCGCAAAATGCCCACGCGTAACTTATTTCGCGAGTTTATGTGGGATATCTCGGGAGACTATAGGGTAAGCAATCTCGGACCAGCAAAACATTTTTGGGACTTTCTCGCCGATGCCGAAGGCCGACTCGCAGGATCCTATGGACGTTCTTGGCGCTCCTGGCCCAAAGTCTGCCCAGAAGAAAGCATGGAATGGGAGAATTTTCGCAAAGAACCATTTGACCAGCTTAAGTGGATTTGGGAACAACTTCGCACTAATCCAACTAATCGCCAACTTGTACTTCAGACCGTAAACCCGGCATATGAGTCTTTGCATTGCCCAGGTTGTCATCCCTGCCTCGTGTTTAGTTCCGATGGCGCTCATCTCGATCTTCTTGTGACCGCGAGGAGCAATGACATGGCCACAGGAGTGCCCCTAGATATGTTTCGCTATGGCCTTCTCACCACCAAGATGGCTCAGGACGCTAATCTGATTCCGCGATTTGTGATGTTTGCCTCTGCCAATAACCACGTCTACTCTCAAAACGAACTTGCGATTAAGTCGATCATCACAAACTCCCCTATGACACCTTGTGATGTTTGGATCAATAACGAAAAACCCATCTTCGATCTCGATCCAGAAACCGACTTCGAACTCATCGATTACACTTCCCATCCTGCCAAGAAAATGGATCTTGCCAACTAATGCCTCTACCTGAATACGATTATACCACTACGCTTCTTGAAGATGTATTTGAGCCCGTCATCGATCCTTATTGTCCGGTTTATGTCATTGATTTTAAAGTATGTGCGCATTTTATCAATAATTATTCGGAAACCGCGGTGGATGTGGCAAATGGTTCTGAAGAAAATCTTCGAAAGATAATTCGGGCAATGTGGGCCTATAGGCTTAACCGCGGGCCTGATATGCTCAAACCCATGCCCTTTATAGGTCTTATTGCTGATGATTTTAAGGGTTCTCTTCCAGCCGATTTTTCAGAGGCCTCGGCGAGTGGCAAGGGGTACTGGAGACACATTGAAGCTCATAAACTTGACATGGCCGAGTATAAAGGTGGAAGGGGAGAAAAAACCGAATTTTTTGATCTTATCCAAGACGAGGGATATAAATACATTCAATCGCCCGGCTCCACATTCCATTATTTTGCCAAGGAATTTTTCGAAGCAGACGATATCGCAGGCCATGTCTGTAGATTAAAGCGTAAAGCTCGTAAGAACTCCAAACTTGCCAAACGTCAGATCCTATTAGGCACTCTTGACGGTGATTGGCAAGGCCTTGTCTCCGACGACCATGGAATCATTTGGGCAAATACCGGACCTTGGTTGCCTCGTTTACGCTCAGAACGTGAAGTTTGCGACTATTACCTGCGTAAAGAAGGAATGCATATTACATCGGCCAAAGGCTGCTATGACTTCAAAGTTGAATATGGTGATCTAGGAGATAATCTTTATCCAGGAACTCCATTGAGATTTTTTGATCTATACAACGAGGATACCACTTGGCGCTTTACAAGCGATGATACTAAACGCCTACTTAAGGTGCTTGGTAGTACTACACCTTCTAATCGCCCGGATCATATGGAATCTGCAAGGACTTTTCTTTTGCGAAAAGGGCTTTTTCTTCCTGAAATCCCTACAACTTGGCATGAAGACAAAACCTCATACTTCTCTAGGGCAAGAAAAGCCCGCATTGAAAATTCTCATCCGGAACTCACGGGGAGAAATAGAACAATTTGCATGGAGAAAATCTCCGATATGAAAAACTTTGAAAAATGCAAAGAACTTGCACTAGAGGATGTAAAAATACATTCCGAAATAAAAACCGAAACAGAACACTTACGTCAATGTAAAGAAATAGAGGATAAAAAATGTATCAAAGAACTTAGAACTATACTTCGTAGTCTTAAAGATTTGCGCTCTTCCATCAAAGAAGAATTATCAAAACTAATAACCAAATCTTGACTCAAATACCCCATATAGTCTATAATAGCTTTATTCGCCAAATTTTTATATGCCAGAATCTAAAAACCAAGGGCATTCTTCGGCCAAAGAAACTATGGCCTCTGATGCAATTGGTCCGTCTAAGATGTACAAAAAAATCTTGGCTTGGGCTGAGAACAGAGGTTATTATCTCCGATTTAATTACGACGCTAAACTAACCGGTTATCACTCACTCTACGAAGAGCATAACCCAGGCAAAGATCTCCTTGCGCCTAAATCTGTAAAGTTTCCGGAATGGTTTCAATTTCTTGTCCCAGCATCAGAAATCCGCCTTGAAACAGCTCAAGAGACAATTCTCGACGAGGATGTTCTTCATGAACTCTCTGCTGATGAGCAGGAATTTGCTATTCCGCTTTTTGTATATCGTTCAGGGCGTAGTAGTGAAATCACTGACCATGTGCTTGGCGTAGAAAACCTTAAAGCCATGAGACATAAAAAACTTGGCGGAGGACAATATCAACTTGGCATTGCCCACTCCCCGGCTACTATGCAAGGTTGTAAAAATGCGGTGAGAGAGACTTATGCCTATATTCCCGAAAAAGCCTGGTTTTCGGAAGAGCTCCAAATGTTAGGATTTGAAGACATTATTCGTGTTTTTCCCTATCACGAGGCGCAAATGATGAAACTCATCATCGGCAGGGCTTGTGTTGGTCGAACTGGTGTAGTTCATCCTGGCACCCATAAGATCCTCGAGCACGGATTTCGTAAAGCTGGCGTGGTGATTGGAGAACCAGGAGTGGGTAAGACTCTGACGCTAAACGGAATTCTCAACGCTATGAAATATGTCGGGTATGATGTAACATCTATGGGAGACTTCGGATCCCGATTCAATCAGGGTAGCGTGGTAACCTCCCATCTTGCCTATAACGACGATCTTACTCTCGATAGTCTTGAGAGAATGCTTAAAGCCCATAGTTTTAAATCCGTGGTCACAGGTGGATGTGAACGCGTAGAGAATAAGGGCGTTGATTCCATCGAGGTGGTCGCCAATACCGTGATTTTGGCAAATTGCAATGAATGGCGTCCGGAAATTACATATAATTTAGACAGTGGGGCAATTAGTCGAATGGCGCCCATCTCTACATATCGACTTTTTGAACTCGAGGAGATAAGCAAAAAAGAAGGCCATGACGTCCATCCAGGTTCCCACATCAAGTGGCTCTGTGAAAAGTACAATACCGACCCCATGTCACTCTACCTCAGAGTGCTTCGTGACTGCACTGACTTCTTCTTATCTTATTGCAAGAAGGACAAAGATGTTCATTTTTACTCGGAGAATCTTATGCCATATCTCCGAATCCAACTCCATAAAAACTCACTTGAATGTTTTATTAGGTTCGGATTTTTGGCCTATGCAATTCGCCAATCCAATCTCCAAGGTGATTGGTTGCCTGAACTTACGCTCAATAGCATGGCCGACTTACTCAATCATGTAAGGTTTTTGATGATTGATAAGAGGGCGGATTCTTTCCGCACTATGCTTAAAAAAGACTGGGAGGAAAGAAACCGGGAATCTTCTCATCCATATTGGGCTCAAAGAAAAATGCTTATTACAAGCGTGGATAAAGCTTATGAGGTTTTTAATACGTTCAAAGCCGACCGAGATGTAGCAATTGCTACCGAAAATGCTTTTGAGGTATTAAGACTTCGGGACGGATTCTCTATGGGACGTAAAATGTCATACATTGTTCGCACTTGGGAAACCATTAAAGGAGAAAAGTCAAAAATTTACGCCCTCGCTTCAGATATTGTAGATAAATTATCCGAAGAAGAACAAGAGTTGGTGTTAGATTCCTCTCTTCGCACAGACTCATCTTGGATTTATGATTCATCATATGATCCTACCTCTGTATAATTATTTATTATCTCTATACCATCCACTTCACACATTGTCACAAAACTATGCCCATTCCCCAAGCTAAAAATGTGAAGGGGGTCCAAGCCTTAATTTCTCTGGATTATGAGCAATGGAACCACAAACCCTCTAGTAAACTCCAATACAAAACCCAAGTCGATAAATTTGGTAACCCCCGCTCGGAGGTAAGAGTAATTGGCGCCCGTCTCGGTTCTGAAATTGAGAAAGTCACTCCTACGTCTCTTGCTCGATTTGTCTCTCGTGGACAGACCTGGAGCCCTTTTGTGTTCCACGAGTGTCCGCAATGGAAACGCCCGCGACGTATCGAGGCACTTTTTAAGAGTTGCCAGGTAATGGCGTTGGATTTTGATAATGGAGAGAGCGTAGAAACTATCATAACCCAAGCGAAGAAACTTGGTTTTCAATTCAATCTCATCCACCATTCATTCTCAAGTACTCCCGACCATCCAAAACTCCGAGGGATTTTGTTTGTTGAGAAAGAAATTACGGACTTTGAGAAGGCTCGTCTCTATTCCACGGCTTTAGCCCATGCTTTTGAAGGGGCGGATAAGCAATGCATTGATGTTGCCAGGCTTTATTTTGGCTCACGTGCCGATTCCATCGTCAGCGTGAGTTCCGACTCAGGGGTGAAAATGGCAGTACTTGAGGAGATTGCAAAATCTACAGATGCCGAAAAATTTCTTGTAAAGGGAGATCGTAATGTTTCTAAACCTGATAACACCGAGTGGGGTGATGCTAAAGTTCAGAGAGCCTTGCTTGCCGGACTATCCGCCTCCAAGAGAGCTTATGTCAAACGCAAAGTCCTAGGGATTCTCAAAGACGTTGAGACTTTCGATGGTTCTAAGGGCTCCAGGTATGAATGTGTATGGCGTAGTGCAAGCAGATTATCACGCATGCCGGAGGTTGTAGGAAGTGCAGTGTATCAATGGATGCTAGAATCTATTGAAAAAAATTCGTATTTTGCAGATTGGGATTGGGACGCAAAAACTGTTGTGATGAGCGCCATTGAATGGAGCAGTAGTCACGCAGATGATCCGGTTTAAGATTAAAGATACTAAAAAATCTAATGCCGGACATTTCAACATATTCATTTTCAGACTCTATTAAACTTGGCAAGGAAGCCTTTCCGGTCGGTAGTGAACTTTACAATACATATAATACCTCTATTATGGAGGGAAACTTTGCACCAGATAATAGTCTAAAGGGGTTTGATATTTCTTCTGCTTTTACTCTTCCCCCAGGAACTATAAATACTTCGGGATCAAATACTGAGAGTGAGAGTAAAGTTTCTACTGGCCCTTATATTTGGAAATATCAATGACAAATTAGAGTTTAAAGACTCAATATATTGTCAAAAGGCAAAATCCAATGCCCGGAAGAGAAGAACTCATCCAACAAAATATTGCCCGGGCCCGAGCCAAATCTCAAACTCCTCAGGAGCAAGAAAACGCGGGGCAAACTGGATCAGCATCGTCCGGTGGAAGCGCGCCACGTAGTTTTCTTGGCGGAAATAGAGACGTATACGAGTCATTAATAAAAATAGAATTTCAAGGAATCCCCGGAGATGGTTCTATGCGCGGGAATACCGCGTATATAAGAGTTTGGGAAAGAGCAGAGGTAGCCGAAAAAACTTCAAATAAGGCATCAGCCCCTAGTTTTTACGATGATAAATGGGCAGAATTAACAAATAATCTCTGGAATACTGAAACCCCTCTTCAGTTCTCATCCGAAGCAGGAAAAAATTTAACAACATATTTTGATCCCGATCAATTTAAAAATATTTCTGTTCCAGAGTTTCAAGTTTTTCCCTCTGGAACATTTTCATTTAACGAACAACTTGCATCTGCTCAAAGAGCAACGCAGGAGAATCTTTCAGGTACTATTCCTACAACGGATCCGGTAGAGTCTTCGCAAAAAACAACATCGGCAACCACTCCTCCATCCTCGACCTCCAGAACTCCTTTTACTTCATCATTATCTGATACGATGGGATCGGTGCAATCTGCAAATCCCGGCGACCAAACAACCGGAGGGAATAATTCCACTTCGGGAACAGGGAAGATGATGTGGCAGTTTCTCTTCAACCCCTCGGAATTAGAATTGGAAACAGGACCAGAATTTAAAAATGCTGAAACGTGGGGAGTGAGCGATAAGGCCAATTCCGGACAACCATTACATTGGAGCCATAATAAAAACACTCTACTTAAATTCAATTCTGTACTGCTCAACGGATTTGTATTTGGACGTAAAGTAGAATCTTTAGAGCAAGGAATTATCGAGCTTTTTATGTCTCGTGATGGAGACGGACAACATGGCCCTCATGTTCTTGAGTTTGTATGGGGTAAAAGAGTGTTTGGGCCATGCGTGATTAAGAATATAAATATCAAGGAGAAGATGTGGGATGAGGGTGAGGTTGTAAATGCTGAACTCTCATTTACGCTTGAGCAGGTGCCTGAGTGGACAATTAATGATGGCTTTGTGGATGTTGCTAGGCCTGGCCGCCTGGCCACTGAGGGCGATTCCACAAAACCTGGTAGTTCGGCTTCTAATCCGGCAGGTAATACAGATCCGAATGGAGGAAATTCGAACCCCGGCGGTGGACAAAGTCCCGACCAAAAATCTAAAACCCCGCAAACCCAGGAAGATTTTGTAGGATGTAAAAATCTACAACAATTACAACTAAACGCAAAAGCTTTTAATCCTATTCCGGGGACTTATTATTCTGCGCCTTCAGCATTTTCTTTCGGGGGATTTTCAGGAGATAGAGTATATAGATCTAATTTTGATACAAACTACGCCCGATATAATGATTTTGTTAGGAAAGGAAATAATATAGGAGTAACGGTTTCTGGTAAATGCGTTACAGGGACAATTAAAAAAGCATATCAGGACGCCGCGTTTTATCAGGGTAAACCTAGAGATAATTCAACTGTAGAAAGAGCGGACAAAAATGCTGCATCAACCATGAATAGTTGTGCTGAAGAATTAGGAAAAAAAGCGGGAAATTTTTATGTACAAAAGGGTTGTAGGCGTTTCCAAGCTAATCGCAATAGCAGCACAGAAAGAATATAATATATATGGCAACATCCTCAGTTATTTTAAATATAAAAGCTAATACAGATCGCGCTCTTAGCGACTTTAAAAAATTTAGTGCGCAATTAGATAATAAGTTTTTAATGAGTGGGCTTAAGCTCGATGTAGTTCGTAGCGCGCTTGGACAAATTAACAGAGAATTCCAAAAAGCCATCGGAGAACAGGGCCTTCAGGCCGGACAATCACTCAGAGCCGCTCAAAACCAAGTTGCGTTATTAAGCCAAACATTTAAAGGATTTTCGTCGTCAGCGTCTTTGGATATGGCGACGCAATTCTCCACGGCGTTCAGTGAAATAGCAGTAAAAGCTGGAGGAACGGCTAAAGATATTCAGAAAGCACTTGCAGCAACTCCGTTCATCTCTACGAATCTCTCCGAGGATATGCGTAAGGCCCTGAGCGAGGGTCTTCTTAACTTCCAGAGAGATTTTCGTCGCGCTGGTTTAAGTGAAGACTTTGGTGGAATTGCTCGTCAGTTTTTAATGGGGCAACTAACTGCCGAGCAGATGATAAATTCTGGAGATGCTGCTCAATCATTTCTTGGAAATCAATTAGTTAAATCCACGGGGCAAATGGGATTAATAACTAATGCCCAACAAAGATCCGAAGCTATTCTCAAATTAGTTCAAGACCCAGCATTTGTCAAACAATTAAGCGAAATGGCCAGAAGGGCCTATGGATTTAGAGCAATTATTGAGGATCTAAATACTAGGCTTTTTAATCCAGAAAAGGGGGTTTTTGGCGCGTTACGCCAAGTCACTATGTCCGTTGGTGACAAAACAACAATCTTCGATGAGACAGAAAAACTAATAAATTCCGTATTTGGTCGCCAGGGATTTTTTGTAAATTTCTTTAAGCAAATTGGCAAAATTTTTGGCATTGAAGACCCCCTTAAAGTAATTATTATTGGCATTAGATTTATTACTCGCCAATTTGACAAACTCAATAAGTTTATTCAGGATCCGGCTTTTCAAAATATCGTACAACTAATCCAAGGGACTTTTACTAACGTTAAAAACTTTTTTACAACTCTTGGCGAGCAGATAGAATCTGGAAATTTTGAACCAGAGCCTATTAAGGCCCAAATTCAAGCAGTTGGTAAAGGAATAAGGGACTTTTTCAAAAAAATAGGTGATGCGATTAGGGGCACGAATATTTCTGAAGGTGCTGAAGAAGGCGCATCGATTTTAAGTACCATAGTAGATGAGTTAGGAACAACAATTATCTCATTCTTTAAAGAAATAGGTGGCGCTTTATTAGAAAAAGCTGGGACAATTGCAGGAAAACTAATAGAGGTGCTTCCTGGTACTATTGCTAAGCTTTTTGGATCATTGTTTACAGAAGGGGGGATAATCGGCAAGGCAATAGGTGCGGCTATAGCAATTCGCTTGGGAGTTGCGGGACTTAGAACAGCTGGATCGGTTCGTCAACTTGCTACTGGGCCTGGTGGAGTCGGAGGGGCGGTTAATAGATTTTTAAATAAACCTTTCGGTCCTTTTGGCAAACCTAAATCTGAATCTCCAGAAGGCGAGGGACTTGCTAGTAAATTAGGTACTACACAGAATTTCTATCGTCAGGTTATTTTTTACTTATCACGTATTGCAGACTGTGTATGTGGAACAACCGCCGTTGATGAGCGCAGAAGAAGGATTAAGCAACGTCGTGGACCTGATGGTCCGCGCCGTACTCCGGAACAGAGGTTTTATGACCCAGATGAGGGTGTTCTAGATGCTCCTAGAGAAAGAGGAGAAAGAGTAGGACGTGATGGAAGAACGTCTAGACAGCGTGCTTTAGATATGAGAAGAAGGCGCAGAGGAGGCGGATTCTTTGAGGGATTTAAAAGAAGAACAAGAAATTCTATTAGTAGATTCGGGAATTTGGGATTTGAGGTTTTAGCGGGATTGGAGGGGGATGATGATTATGATCTGATGGATGCAGATGATCTGATGGATGCAGATGTTCCTAGAAGAGGAGAAAGAGTAGGACGTGATGGAAGAACGTCTAGACAACGTGCTTTGGATATGAGAAGAAGGCGTAGCGGAGGAGGATTCTTTAGTAAGATACCTAAAATACCCGGAAAGATAAAAGGGCTTGGAATAGCCGGAGCTCTTATGGCCGGATTTACTCTCATGGATCTTTTTAATAACAAAGCTGGAGCCACTGAAATAGACCCAGTAACTGGAGAACAAAAAAAGCAAGAAGAATCCCAAAGAAAAACACAAATAGGTACCGAACTTTTTGGATTGGCCGGCGGAGCGATTGGAGGATCCGTTGGTGCTGCAATTGCTGGGCCTATAGGTGCTATGATTGGGGGCACACTGGGTGATACGGCCGGAAGGGCTCTTGCTTCTACGCCATTCATGCAACCAATTACTGAAGCGTTAGGCAAATTTGCGGAGGATAGTATTAAATGGATAGCAAATGCTTGGGAGAACGGTAAAAAAGCATTAGTAAGAATAGTACAATTTTTTACTACCGATATACCCGGACTCTTTAAAAAAGGACTTGATTTACTTAGCGGTGATCTTCCGGATAAACTTTTGGAATTTGGCAAAGATTTAGGCAAGTCTATGCTTGATTCTGTTTCTAACTTTAATTTAGGACAAGTACTTCAAAACACCTGGAGTAATATAACAAATTTCGTAAAAGGAGGTAATAGAGCAGCGGGTGGTAACGTTCGACGAGATTCAATGTATCTTGTCGGAGAGAGGGGACCGGAACTTTTCCGCGCCACTGCTGATGGTAACATCACTAATTCAGCCACTCTAAATAATCTTTTGTCTTCTTCGGGTCGTAATAGTTTAACCAATGCCACTTTCAACGTTGTCATTAACGTCAATGCTAACAGAGAAGAAGAAGAGATTGCCCGTATACGCCGCGCAGCACTTGACGCCCTTGAAGAAGGTTGGAGAAGTGCCACCGCTGGCACAGTAAATAGAGGCACTGTAATATAACATGGCACAACAATTCGAACAAATAGCCGCTCGTATAGACTCAACAGAGCTCGCCAAAATAAAAAATCAGTTTGCATTAAGAGAGATAGTAAATGCAGACAGATATGAACTAATTCAGGAGGAGCGTAAAAATCCTCCGTTGAGTGATATCTTTACTTCTTCTAGTCCCGCATCGCAAATCACCCAGACAACAATGCAGGGCCTCAAATACCCTCTTGAGTTAGATGGTAGAGGAGGGCTTAAGTTATCTGCAAATTATGATAGAATTGGTGAACAAATCCGCGAACTACTTGACACAAGAATAGGTGAAAGGGTTTATAGGCCATTTTTTGGTATTTCTGAACTCCTCTTTGAGACTATAGATGAGTCGGCTCTTGCTCAGTCTATAAGAGCAAAATTATTAGGCTTTCTTCCGGTGCTCACCGAATTAGACGTAAATGTTTCTCTTTCTGAATCTGGCGACGCCCAACTCTTAATTTTTTATTCCGTAAAAGATAGCGAACCCGCAATGGTCAGATATTCCTTCTCATTATAATCATACATAGTTTTTATGTCTCGTAAAAAGGTTCACAAAAATTTTGCCGATTTTGGTGCTGATGCTCAAATCATGATTATTGAGCAACTTCAGCACATAAACCTGGAAAAAATCGGGCCTAAATCTATTGCCCATGTTGGCAAAACACTTATTTCTCTTGTCAAGTCCTCTAATCAACTCCAGGAGGAGGTAGAAAGCGAAGAAGTACGTGATAATTGGATTATGATTCGCGAACTATCGCACATCATCCTTGTGGAGATCTTGCAAAAATTCCAAGAACTAAGCGCTCTGGGAGAGATCCCAGAATGGGAAAGAGCAAATGTCCTTACTTTGCTCCAAGAAATTACCAAAGTTTGCCACGCCGAGGAAAAACGCGACGCTCTCGCCGAAATCAATAGTGGAAAGATAATAGAAGATAGAGTATTAGATGAAATGTTAGGTATTTGATATGATGAACCTAGATCAGGCGCGGGCCGGAGGCGAAGGCATCCTTGGCGCCAAAAAAGATCCTAAAGGCAAGGATAAAAACATTGAGTTGAAAGAAGAATCCCCAGTTTTTCAAAGTGAGGAGAAAAAACTAAGAATCGCCGTGCCCGACGGTTGGTCCGTTAAGGAGAAGTAAAATGCCCCGCGAATGGAATACTCCAGCGCGAGAGCCCTGGAATGTTCCTATACATGGTATTTTAAAAGCAATTGATGGTCACGTTTCCGTTTATTTAAAAACCGGAGACCCATGGCATTTGCAACAAGCCGAGATGCTTAGGAGATACGTTTCAGACTTAAAGACATGGATACATAAACAAGAAAATACGTAGTAATATGTATACTTATAAAATTAAAAAAGTAAATAGGGTTATTGACGGAGACACTATAGAGGTTCAGATCGACTTGGGGTTTGATATAGTAATAACTCAGAGAGTTAGATTACAAGACATAGACGCTCCAGAGGTAAGAACACTTGATCTTGCAGAGAAAAAATTAGGGCTAAAAGCAAAAAAATGGCTAGAAGATAAAATATCTCATTCTCCCAACCTAATCATTAAAACTACTAAAGATGATAAATATGGAAGAATATTGGGAACTATTTTTGCAGATGGGGAAACTGTCTCTTTAAATGAGACAATGCTAAACGAAGGCCTTGTTGATCCCTATCTGGTTTAAAGTTAACAGAGTAAGTATTAATAATGCCTCTACGAGAAGGATCGTCCGATAAAGTCATTCAGGAAAACATTAAAGCCCTGCTTGATGGCGATGCGGGTTATGACCCTCCATATAAAGATCCCGCTCGTACTGAATATACACCTGCGCAAGCCGCTGCAATTGCTTACGCTAAAGCCGGTAAACGTAAACCCAGTGATGAAACTTTGAAGGGTAATAAGCAAACCCAATCTAAAGATACTTCCGATAATTGCGAACAACCCGGACCCATGGTTCCTGAAGGCTGGAGAATGGTATCTGGCCGCCCTATACAATAGTTTATTCCCATGCCACTCAAAGAAGGATCAAGCGACGAAACCATCTCGAAGAACATCAAAACCGAAATGAAAGCGGGTAAGCCTCAGAAGCAGGCTATTGCTATTGCTTTGGATAAAGCTGGAAAGTCTAAGGACTCCTCAGATAATGCCGAACCCCAAGAGGGTCAAATGGCTCAAGGAGACGTTCGTTCTATTGTGGCCATGGCAAAGAAGATCGACGATATGGTCTCCGAGATGACCGATCTTCCTGAGTGGGTTCAGGCTAAGATTACCAAAGCCCAAGACTATTTAACTGCTGTAACCCAGCATCTCTCTCACCCAGGAGAAGATGAGCAGGCTGAGGATATGGCAGAAGGCAAAGACCATGACAAAGATGGTGATGTTGACTCTGATGACTATATGATGGCTAAAGACAAAGCTATTAAAGAGGCAATGGGTAAAGATGAGACTTCGGATAGTGCCGAAGATTCCGATCCTTGTTGGAAGGACTATAAGATGGTGGGAATGAAGAAGGGTAAAGGTGGTAAACCCGTTCCTAACTGCGTACCTAAATCTTCTGACAATGCCGAGGAATCCTATTCCGAAATCTCCGTGCCTGATGGTTGGAGTTTAAGTAACCGTGTCTACAAAGATTAAAATACCCGACGGTTGGAGAGTTAGGGATTTTAGTGTTACATTAAAACCCGGCAAGCCAGAAGGTGCTACGTCCTGGTTTGATGTGCAAGGCCGTCCTGTTGTACTTCAAGGGAGTACTTGGAGGTTAAATCCGGTACTTCAACAAAAACAAGCACAACAAAAATCCCAACAAAACACCCCACAGGAACAAAAACAAGTCCCTGCACCAGATAGTAAATCTCAGATCGCCGCACAAGTTCCTAATGTGGATAAACCATCTTCTCTTCAACCGTCTCAGGAGAAGAAAGAGGAAGATCCGCAGAACAAAGTTAGCATGGGTGACCGTTTTGCCCAATCTAAAAAAACTTTAGGATCTGGAATGTATGGCACAGTAAAAGAAACCGCTGAAGGAACCGTTATTAAAAAGGGAACAATAGGCGCTAATGAGGTTGATATTCAGAAAAGATTAGCGGATGTTATTGGAGTACCAAAAATTCTAGGTGTAGAATACTCTTCCGACGTAAATAGAGACGGTGAACGTAAAGGAATTATTGAAATGGAAAAGGCAAATGGCAAGGCTTTAATAGACCAAACCTCTAAATCCGATCACAATATCAAAGGAGACGAAGCTTCTAAAGTACTTGATGAATATTTTAGAGTTCGTAAAGATATTCATACACGTGGCGTAGCACACGGAGATATGCACGACGCAAATATGACGTGGGATGGTAAAACAATGGGACTTATTGATTTTGGTAGTTCTGTGGTAAGTTATAAAGAAGCTCTTGGTGAAGCTCTTGGTACGCGTGGAGTAGATCACGGAGAATTTTTTCTTAAATATCTGAAACAGGACGGAGCAGTTTCTGCAAAAGAAGAAAAATTTCAATCGAATCTTGCTAGAGTTTCAAAAATTGCTCAAGAAGCAGGAGATCTAGATGAATCTAAAGCAAAAAAATTAATCGAGGAATTGTACAATGGCATCTAATTACGTAGTATTAATGGAGGCCCGAAAAAAAGCTCTTAAGAGCGGAAATGAGGCCATGGCGCACAAACTTTTACTTCAGATTCGTGAACTTGTTAAAAATGGTCAAGTTTCTGAAGATGAGTTTATGGCAGGAGCATATATCTAATGAACGTTAAAGTTCCTGATGGTTGGTCGGTAGTCAATTCCTATGGTGAAACTGTAGGCCCTAAGATCACTAAGAAGTCCCACCTTCGCGGCGACCAGGATGAGTCGGAGATGCTAGATGCAGAAATGGATCCCGATGATAACACAGACATGTCCGAGGATGAATATGAGTATTGGAAGTCAGCATGTTCATCTTGCGCTGCAATGGCGGAAGGAGATGGCAAAAAATATACCCATACTTATAAAGATCCGAAGACGGGCAATACTCGCAAGGTGCGCTACGGAGCCAAAGGTTACAAGATCGCCCCAGGTACCAAGCGTGGCGACTCATATTGTGCCAGGTCATTAGGCGATATGAAATCAGAAGGTATGGATTGTTCTGGTCCTGATCGCAACACACCAATGTGTTTATCCCGCAAAAAATGGAGATGCCGAGGCGCTAAATCGGTATAATCCGCACTTTATATAACTAGATGAAGGGGGTTGACAGATCCGGTTTTATAGTTTAAAGTAGAATTAATAACCTAACCATTACAATAGGAGAACAGACATGACCACAGTTTTTCTCTACATATTTCTATTCTCTACCTGGGGTCTTGGACTTTTCTCATGGATTATAGGTCTAGGCCATCTTCTTACAAAATGGGACATTGAAAGTCAGGAAAAATCTCTAGACATTGATCAAAAGAGGTTAATATTTGAAAAGTTTAATTCACTTTCTCATTCTAGGCCCGGATTCATGATGGGGCAACCAACTCCTCCTTCTCCTCTTCCGAATAAGGAAGCAATTCCAGAAAAAATTAAAGAACTTATGAGGTCTTCTCCTAATCATCCGGAGGTAGATGAAATCGATAATTTAGATCAGATTATTGGAGTTCGTTTTGAAGCAGAAAACTATCCTCCGGGATTTGGAGACGTGGACGGTGAAGAATGAAACTACCAAAATCCGGAATTGATTTAATCAAAAGATTCGAGGGTTGCCATTTAAAAGCGTATGCTGATCCGCTTTCAGGAGGTAAACCCTATACAATAGGGTGGGGAAGCACAAAAAAGAAAGACGGATCCCCATTCAAATTGGGTGAAAAAATTACACAAAAAGAAGCAGATGAACTATTTGAGCATCAACTTCTTACCTCTTATCTCCCTCCTTTAACAAAAATTCCGCATTTCAACGAGATGACTGAAGAGCAAAAAGGAGCACTTCTCAGTTTTGCTTACAATCTCGGGGCAAACTTCTATGGCTCTCGTGATTTTGCAACGATTAGTCGGAGACTTAGAAACAAAGAATGGGATCTTATCCCAGAAGCTTTTCTCTTATATCGCAATCCTGGCACCCGCGTAGAACCTGGGTTGAAAAGAAGACGAGTTGCAGAAGGAGCATTATGGAGCTTGGGAGCATCAAAAACCAAGATGGATAATAAAATTATACAAATTATTGCTCTTCAAAATACTATTTTAAAAAAACAACCCATACAATCCTATCAACTCTCCTTCAATCAAAAGAAAGAAATCCAAAAAGGCAAAGGTTATAACGTTATTGATATTATCAATGAGGGTTCTCATTCCAAAGTTACCTTGGATTATGGTGCTGGAATTTGGTATATTTACAACCCCCATTGGCAAATTATCTACTCTGGAAGAGATCGTCCCAGCGAATCTACACAACATTCACGTATACTCTCTGTTAAGTATTTTCCACAACGTGATAGTGCTACTACGCACGCCCATCGCATGTGTTTTTCCAGCTCATGCGCAATGGCGGCCGACTACGTTAAACCTGACGTAATTAAAGTATCAGAACAAGAAGACGATTATTACATGAGAATGTATGTTTTTCGTCATGGAGATACCACAAGCGCCTCCGCGCAAATATCAGCTCTGAAAGATTTGGGTATTAAAGCTACTTTTCGCCAAAATCTCAATTTAAACGATGTAAAAAATCAAATTAATAATAACATACCTGTTCCCGCAGGAATTCTTCATCATGGTCATGTATCTTCGCCCCAAGGATTTGGACATTGGGTATGTATTATAGGTTATGATGATAAAGCTAAACAATACATTGTTCATGATCCATATGGAGAACTTGATCTTATCAACGGTGGCTATTATGGCTCCACAAATGGATCCAATAAACGCTATTCTTATGCAGATTTTAATAAGAGGTGGATGGTGCAAGGAGAAAAAACTGGGTGGGGAATTATCATAGAGAAATAATTTGAAGTTCGGGGATTACCATAAAAAAGTGGTATTTTACATAGATACCTAGACAGCATTTTAGATTATAATATATACATGAAGACGCCGTTTGGTCTTCAGTGTATACGCTTATCTGAGGTAACACAATGTTCGATTTACTTTTTGCAACAACTCCTTACAAACAATTTTCTTCCGAAGCCTCGATGAGGCACGAAAAAGACCTACTCGACATGGCTATGAACATGTTCGAAATGCCCCGGTCACAGGCATCTTTTCCGAAATATAATGTATATAGGATGCTTGATGGTAGTCCATATACTTATTTCATGGAATTTGCCCTAGCAGGTTATGATAAAACTTCTCTAAAAGCCAAGATAGATGGCGATTATCTTATCATCTCAAGTAGAACTGACGGGGATAAAAAAGAAGAAAGAGAATATATTCATCGGGGCATGGCTAGACGGGACTTTTCCACAAAATTCTATGTTGGTAAGAATGTAGAGGTAAAAGGTGCAATGTTTACTAATGGATTGCTTACCGTGGAATTAGAAAAACTCGTTCCTGAAGAACAAAAAGCCCGCTCTATTGAAATTACATGAGTCGGTTTATTCCGAAGGGGCGTAGCCCCGAGGCCACGTTAAGAACTGTCACAAGGGCCCCGCCAGGGGCCTTTTGTTTTTGGTATGATGGTGGGAACAGACCCAAGTTCTCCCATGGCCACAATCTCAGAAGTTCAGTCCTCTCTAACCAAACTTATTTCAAATAACGTCAAACATTCTGTGTTTTTGTGGGGTGCTCCTGGCATTGGTAAGTCTTCTATTGTGAAGAAAGTTGCCACGGACAATAATCTACAGCTCATTGATCTTCGGATCTCACAACTTGCCCCTACGGACATTCGCGGACTTCCCTATATTGAGGCTGGACAGGCTAAATTTGCCCCGCCTTCCTTCCTTCCTACCAAAGGCAAGGGCATTCTTTTTGTCGATGAGTTCAACATGGCCAGCCCATCTATGATGAGTATTGCCCAACAACTCATTCTTGATCGCCAAGTCGGGGATTACGTTGTGCCTGAAGGTTGGTTTATTGTTGCCGCTGGGAATAGGACCGAGGATCGCGCAGCAGTGTCTCAAATGCCAGCACCTGTGGCCAATCGCTTCATCCATTTCAATGTAGAGTCGGATCTTGCGTCGTGGAAAGAATACGCAATTAGAAATAACCTTAATGAGCAAATTATCTCCTTTCTGAATTTTCGTCCTCAACTTCTCTTCAACTTTAATAAAAATGCCACTGCATGGCCATCTCCCCGCTCGTGGGATTTTGCCAATACGCTTCTAGACATTGGCCTAGAAGTCGATTCTGCTGTAGGAGATGGTACAGCTGCGGAATTTTATGCTTATCAATCTATCTATTCTCGCCTACCGGATGTGGATGCTATTCTCAACGGAGAGAATGTCGAAGTTCCCAAAGAGCCATCGTTGATGTATGCCGTGTGCGGTTCGCTTGTTTCTCGGTCTAAATCGGCCCAAGGATTTTATAATGCGGTTAAATGGCTGATTAATGGAACTACCGAGGATTATGTTGGTTTGTTCATGGTAGATGCTATGATTGCTTTAAAAGCCAACAATCTCCAAGGGGCCTTTGTCAAGCTCTTAGCCAAAGATTCTCAGGTTAAAGCCTTCATCGCCAAGTATCAGGAGCTGCTTAAGTGATGTCTAAAATCTACAATCTCAAAGTCACCGAAGAACAACTTAAAGTGATTTCTACTGCTTGTGAGTTGCTCTCTCGCATTGAAGGTGGGCAAATTAGTGAAGCATTTGAGCATCTTCCACTCAAGAAGGGGGTGGATTGGAATGTCTATCACGAAATTAAAGATGAAGTTACTAAAAGAATGCCTGAAATTCTTGAAGATGGTATTGATGGGCGGAGTAGTAGTTTTGGTGTAGGGAGCACCAAAGTTCATAAGTATCATGATATCGCTTGGGATTTGTATACAACTACAAGGCATCAACTTTCTTGGGAGT